GTGAGCTTGCTGCGCTTTCTACATGAGTGGACACCGCCTGATATTTGGGAAAACCCACCTGACTTTGTGTTAGGTTGGCAGGAATCTCTCTTGTCGTGGGTGGGCAATCAAGTCTCGGAATTGGTCAAATTAACAAGTTCTCTCCTGCTTTCGTTTCCAACACACTTCATCGAAACTCCGGGATTTAAGCAATTGTACGCCTTGGTGACTGTAATCGCTTTAGTGTTTTTGCCGTCGTGTATGGCCTACAGGTTTGTTCGTGCGGTCATGGGAGATCGCAGATGGGCCTTTGTGGATCAACGTGACGTAATACTTTTCATTGTAAGGCTTCTGGTGCTCGCTGCCGTGATATTGAAAGCTCCGCAGATCTTTGTTTTGTTTAGCCAGTTGGCTAATCAAGCGGTTGCGATATTTCTTAGTTTAGCCGACTTCGATTTAACTGTCCATCCTCACGGCCTGGAATTGATTATCCTGGCACTACTGATCACAATCGTTCTTTATGCACTGAGACTGATTATTTATTACGCCGTTCGCAACTTTCATCTGATAATTTTGATCCTAACTACCCCATTTGTATTGGTGCGCTGGGTGATATTTGGCGATAGTAGTAGAATCGAAGCTTGGCTTAACCAACTAATTGGCCTTGTTGCAGTCCAAGTCCTGCACGCTTTCATCCTAATGATCCTGGCCCGTTTAGTGGGGTTAGAGGCTCCGCCAGACACCAGCGGCAAACTAACCAAGTTATGGGCAGCCATGGTGCAAATTGGAGCTATGGAGTTGATGTTGAGGCCCCAGATTGTGCTAGGCAACATCATAAGCTACCAACCTATTGACGAGCCAACACACATCAAAGGAAAATTCAGTTCGCTTACTAGCAAGGTCAAGCAACTCGCAGGAGGTGGCAAAGATGATTGAGGATTTCAAGAAGGGGTGGCGTTTAGCCATAGCCGGAAAAGATAGATTACCGAAGATGCTGGGAGAAGAAGCGGGACGTATGGTGAGTTATATCGTAACAGGAAAGCCTCCCAAACCCAAAGAACCCGAACCGGTGGAACCTGCCCCGCGCAAATTGTTTAAGCCTGGTGTATTATTCGGCTATTGGAAAGGCAAGCCCATCCACTTTAAGCCCACGGATCATCGCCATAAGATTGTTCTGGGTGCGACAGGAACAGGCAAAACTGTCTGGGCCAAAAATTTGGTCATCAGTCGCCCTGGGATTGCTTACATGGACAATGCAGATGGCTTGGCAGCAGAAGAAATATTGCGATCATTGCCAGAAGAACGCCTTTCAAAAACCGTTTTTCTAGACCATTTCGACAAGCGTTTTCCACTCCCGATAGGTTTCATTTCGCCAGCGACAGATGTTTTCTCACAGGATGCTGTCACTGCTCAGATGGTAGACTTTTTCGAAACCAACTTTGGAGTCGAAGGTCAATACATGACAACTGAGTTGATTAGCTATGCCTGTAAAGCGGTAATGGCTCTGGAAGGCTCCACGTTGCTCGATGTGGTCAAGACGGTTAGCGACCCAGAGTATCGTCAATCGGTGCTCGTACGGCTGGGCAGAGAGCACCAGGATACACTTAATTGGTGGGATAGGTTCGACGGGCTAAGCCAGGCAAAGCAAAACCAAGTTGCAGAATCTTTTTTGCGGAGGGCAGGACTCCTATTTCGAGATCGCTTTTTGAAATACACGCTAGGCCATCCGCCTAAAAACCTTGATTATCGCAAGTGGATAGACGAAGGATACACTGTAATAATCAGAGCGCCAGCAAGCCTGGGTAAGCTCACGGTAAGGGTTATTATGGCCATCCATGCTATTAATTTCTGGAGCGCAACGTTATCCAGGGAGAACGTACCTATAAGCAAGCGAACACCCTTTCTATTGGTTACCGATGAACCTCAATCTTGGCTTTCTCGTAATGAAGATGCATTGGACGACATTTTTAGTAAGGCGCGCAAATATGGTTTCGGCATGGTCTGCCTGTTTCAATCCTTTAAGCAAATATCTAAAGAATCGCCGGCTCTACTACGCATTATGCTTGATAATCAACCGGACTTAATTGTATTTGGTACGTCAAAGGAACAGGTAGATCTCCCATACAACCCAGAAGAATTGCGGAAATATCACTTTATCGGGAAGGTAGGAGACGTTGAGCCGTTCGTGGCTAAAGCCCCAGGTTTGCCGGAAGTAGTTAGCCAAAGTATAAAGTTCTTCATAGATGGGCAAAAAAACCACTTTAACCACCACTGGCAGGACATAGAAAATACCATAGCAAAGGGGGGATATGATTGCGCCCCACAGATGTATGGGTTAACCGCTACGTCACACCTAGACTCACCATTCGGGACAAAGAGATCATCCGGTTCGTACACAATTATCGAATAGTGACAAGTGAACAACTGGCTCGATTCTTCTGGCCGTATTGTTCAAACGCTCAGAGATTATGCAACCGGAGACTTCAAATTCTAGTTCAACTGAGATGCTTGGATAGGTATTACCCCCTTGTGCACCCAGGCAAGGCACACCAACACTTAGTCTTGGACACTGCCGGGGCCAAGGTGCTCAGCCTTGAACGCTGGCGCAAGATACCTGCCCTATCTTTAACGTATCGGCACCAAGTGCTAGTGACTGAGTTTGCTATTAGAGCCGGGGAATACGGCCTGAGAGGTGGTGATGTTGAATATCCTCTGGGCCCGGTTAGAGCAGACTTGTACTACCCGGTTAAGAATTTAGCCGTAGAAATAGATACTGGCAGCACGTCACGCAAACAACTGATCAGCAAGGCCCAACGTTATCGCAGGGTTGGGGTTGATCAGGTGGTGATGGTGACAGAAGGCTCCAATGACAGACTAAAGACGTTTTTAAGTACGCTGGGGCATGGCGTGGGGGCACATTTTGACCAACTCGACAAGCTACTGCAATCAATAACACGTTGAATACTTTGGGTGGGTTTGGGAATTATAAGAAGGGATCTTTTGGCAGTACATTGAATCGGGTAACAAAAGTGAAAAGGAGTGATGATTTGTGAAAAGAAATATGGTTTTTGCTCTACTAATTGTGTTGGTGACATCGGCAATCGCTTATGCGGGGGTTCCTACGATTCCCTCTGTAGCAGACACAAAGCGGTTAGCCATGGAATACTACGAACAAAATGATTGGATGAACGCCGTTGAACGCCTGTCACTCTGGGAAACGGAAGCACATATGATTGCCACCCTGACATTAGCTGCGACTAAGCCTGGTGCCAGCCCCACTGCTTTGAGGGAACTTCCCACACCGCAACTTGCAGTAATGGCTGATTATAGCGAGCTATCGCAGAAGTATTCTAAGGAGAGGAACGAAGCTGTTTTCTTACAAGCTCAATGCTACTACAATTTGGGCGAACATAAGCAAGCGACCGAATGCCTAGAAAGATTATTCGAACTGGTAAGTTATCGCCAGTGGGAGTTATGGACCGAAGGAAGGAAGCTCCTTGGTGTGATTTTGGGGCTAGGAATTGAATAAAAAACATATGCAAAGAACCGCCCAGGCTCTCAACTCGGGCGGTTCTTCTAGAGCGACATTCATAATCCCAACTGTAGCTTATCAGTCTTTTGAATCTTCCGCAAGCTCCTTTTTCCCCTGCAAAATCCCAGCATAAAACAGGCCAGCATCCGCTAAATAGCGACTAACGTTCCCGCCATACAGTTCTTTGGCAGCTTGTTCGATGATCTGATACATACCCTCTTCAATGGTGACGTTCAGTCTTTTAGAGGCCATAATGGATCAATCTCTCCTTCCCAATCCTGAGCCATGACCCCCTGCTTGACACCTAGTCGTCCCTGCAAGTCAGTTGCTACCTCATACAAGGCCGTTCTGGTAGGAACTGGACCATTCTTTTTCGGATCAAGTACCGGGCTGTTCGGACCAAGGATGAACACCACAAACTCCTCATATTGTATATCGGTACAATAGTGCCAGTAGGCCCTCCGCAAGAACTCCTTGTGTTCGCTAGGCATTTCCCCGATGTTATGCTCCTGCCCATCCGTTGTTTGGTAAATCTGCATTCAAACCGCTCCTTTCTATGAGAGAGGGGAGGGTGGGATTCCCCTCTCTAGATGAACGTTACTTCTGTGTCACCGACTTCCAGGAACATCGCTTCCTGTCTGAGCACCGCCTTCATCTTCTCCAACCAGTTTTTCAAATCTTTTAGTTGGTGTTCTTCCAAAACTACGGTGTATTCAAAGTTTTGTTCCTGGTAGACTTTGCCGTCTCCGTCCATCCATCCTCCATGGACCGAACGAACCGTGTAGCCTCCGTATGTTTCCAGAATGTTCCGTTGAATCTCTAGGATGGTAGTTTTCGGAAACGTCCTGCCTTCGTTATCTTGTTTTGGGATTGTGAATGTTGCTCTTTTCATTTTGCTTACCTCCTTGTTTGTCCCACCCTCTGACTATAGTATACATCTTATACGATGTATTGTCAAGCGTTTTGGAGAAAATAATGCGGGATTTTAAGTAAAAAAACCCCCACCGGGGAGGTGAGGGTCATTCCCTGGGCGGCCACTCGCGTCACCGTCCGTGCTCAGTGTAACATAATTCGATCTAAAATGCAAAGTTTCAAGAAGGGAATTGAACGCATTCACCGTCTACTCCCACTCGATGCCGTGCTTGTCGAGAAACTCAGCCGGTTCGCTATACTCGGCAGTGTCGCCCGCCTCGATGTCTTTCAAAAACGCCTTGACCACCAGGTCGATGTCCTTGACTAGGTACACGTCGTCTGCTTTTTCTTCGGAGTCGTCCGTAAAAGTGCCGGACTGTAGCGCACGCTTTCTCGCTTCGCTTACCATCTGTTCGTAGGTCATTTTCACTTCATTTTCCTCCCTTTGATTTTCCCTCATGTAGTCGAGCATAGCCCGCCTCAAAACCTCAGTCTGGTTGGTATAGTTGGCCTCGCAAGCCCTCTCGAAATTTGCCTTTAATTGCTTTGGTACCCGGAAATTCATATGGGTGCTCATGGTCTGCCTCCTTTGTGCCGGGTTTAGCCGCCCGGTTCGGCATAAGGTGGTTAAATTCCCATGTCTCTGGCGTACTCGAATCGTTTTTGCCATCTCTTGCTCATGTAGTTGTCGAAATCGTGTAGGCCATAGCTAGAGCACTGGATGTTGTGCAGGTCGTGTGTAGTCGTGATGCTCATATCCGCGTAGGCTTGTTCGTTGAACTGGTATCCCCGCACTTGTCCGTCAATATAAGCACTAAGCTGATTTGTGGTGTATTTGTCGTATCCTAGTGAGTAAAGGTTTTCAAAAAAGCTGGCCATCGATCTCGCTTCTGCCGCCGTCTGCCATCCCATTACTTTCGCGTTGTCTAATCTGCGCCACTTGTTTACTTTTACCTCTTGCCACAGTTCCATGAGTTAGCCCCCTCGTTTTGGTTTCCGTTCCCTTAACTTGTCTTAAGCATATCATCTTGTGTTGACACTGTCAACACTAAACAGCAACTATTTTTTTATTTCTCAAGTTATTTTCTTGTGGCAAACCCCCAGCTAGGCGAGGCGCACAGACGGCCGCAGAGAGGCGCAAAAAACTTCCGAGGGTGATTGTACCTGTTTTTGGGCACAAAAAAAGACCCCGATCCGAAGACCGGGGATAAAATGTCCCACCGTGGTCCGCATAGTCAAAAAGGCCAGAGGCGTGGTGGGTTCTGTTACTTTCTATTATAGTGTATTCGCAAGTAAAAGTATAGTCGCTGCTATTCCCGCTCCACCTAAAAGCAAATAGGCCTTATCAAAAACGGTGGGCTTGTTATTCTCATACACAAACTTCAAATCTTCGATCTGTCTTTCCTGGAGTTCGATGATTTTATCTTTTTCGGCAAGTAACTGACCAACCAAAGAGCGCTCTTCTTGGAGGGCTGTGTTCAGCGCGTCTACTTGCGACAACAGCCGAGTATTTTCGCTTTGAAGTTCTTGAATGTAGTTGGCCAAGGCTATGATGTTTTCATCGCTAAGAAAATACCCGCCATCTACTTTTTCGATGTTGGTTAACTCATTTGCGTTTACGGAGAATGTCATCAAGAAACTTAGCAGCATCGTCAGGATTATCAAAAGGATTTGTTCCTTCGCCCTCCTGGGCCTTCTTAATGGCTTCATCATGATCAGCTTTCACCCCCTCGTAATCTTCTAGAGAATCGGCAGCATTTTCTTTGACCTGTTCGATTTCTTTGTCGCGCTCTTTGATTTCTTTTTCCTTTTCCTTTATCCATCTTGGCTTTTGTCCTAGAGCTAGCATGCCAACAAGGGCAAGGATAATCACCCAAGCCCATTCTTTGAGTTTCTTCCACATTGGAGTCCCTCCTTATTTGGTTAGATCGAATTGCTCATCAGGATCGTAATCATGACCAGTTGCCATCATTTTAACCAACCGTCTACTTCGGGTTTTGACTTCCCAATACCACTTACTATCTTTCATTTCCTCGGCTGCGTTAAAATACGCCCCTACTTCGAGATGTTTGATCATTCTCCTAAACCCTTTTAGACCGTCCATTCCTAGATTCAATCGCATGTCCACAATAATCTTTTGGCGAATCGGGTTTAAGTATTTGAACCAAAAGAATTGTTTAACGTCTTTAGTACAGACCGCTATATCGTTATCTAACATATATAAGGCTTCGTCTTTGGTTATTCCCCGTTCTTCGAGGATATAGATCACTTGGTCTTTATTCAGATCTTTGAGCCCTAAGATACGGTTTTGTTCCTCCGGATATAGTCCCGCCGCTTCGAGATTACGACCTACTCCGATTGTCTTCTTGCCTGCCGTACAAGGGTATACCCTCAATCGCAACCCTTCGTGCAGAATCAATTGTTCTTTGAGGCTATGCTTCACCATCCCTGTCCACCTCCAAATTCCCTATTCCACGCCCCTCACTTGCTATCAACCTCTTTCAGTTGTTCTAACGCTTTTTTTAGCGGGCCAGGCAGTGGAACGCCCATCTTACCCAAGTTCTCCATGACAGAAATTCCTTCGTTCCCTACATACCAGAAGATTGTTGCCGTTTGCACTAATGGCGTAGCGGATCCAACTACCCTATCAACCAAGGTGGCTAGTGCAACTAAGACAAAAATCCCAACTTTACGTGGGATTCCCTTTTTACCTACTTTGCTATTGGTTTTGCCCGTCTTTGACGATGCAAGTATGCCCGTGATAATATCAAATGTCACAACGGCAACTAGGATCTTTAGTGACATGGACCACTCCCAAAACAAAAACGAGAATAACGAACCACCCAGCGCAAAGAGCATTTTTAAAGCGTTTACATCAGTTTTTTCCACCTTTCCATCAACCCCCTAACAGTTTGAGTAGCACAACAGCTAACCCACCAATAACTCCCCCCAAAACTGTTGCCCAAAAGTCCAACCATTCTGGAGTGCCCCTTTTCCACCACCAATCCCAGACAATCTCTTTGACCGCTCCAGCAAGTGCTGCCACGAACAAACCAAAGCCCACAGCACCCATCATCACGAATACCTTTAACCAACTCCACGACAGCCAAACCACAAGCGGGTATACAAAAAGCCCCGCCAATAGTGACAGGGCTAGTCCAGCCAGCAAATGCAGTTGTTTGTCCTTTTGCATGGTTCACACCCTTCTTTTTACAGTTCGAATAATTCTTCCCGAACCTCATATTTTTCCAGACCTACCAAGCCATGAAAGATCTCGGGAACCTCTGGATGAATAATGATGTTCTCAGATCGGCGTTGGTATTGGGTAGCCTGTAGTTTACTGAAATATCCCTTTCTTTGTTCGTGTTTGGTCGCGAAAAACTCTGCGTGATTCTTGGCTTGTAGCATTCTATCTTGCACGAACAAGTCTTTTAGGTGATGTCTCAAAACATTTGAATCGTACTCCGGAGGTAGGTTGTGGCTTGTGAATCCATCTCTGTTTTGGGGCAGTCCCTCAAAACGAAAACAATCGCCCCCCCACATGGACCGAATCATCGGAGAGTTTCGAAAGATCCGAATGTTTCGGTAAGTATACGTGTCTTGCCTTTCCCAGCCGAAAATCGTGGTGATGGGTTGTCGTAGAGCGTTATATCCCATGTAGTGAGCCATCTCGATTTCTGCCAGGGTAGCTTCGTATAAACGAGGGTGGAAGTATTCATCCGCTTGAATTTCTATAATCCAATCATAGCCCACACATTCGTTTTGAAGCAGGCTTTCTAACGCTTCGTCAATCGTCTCCCAGAATTGGCTTTTTTGATGGGGAATCTGAGTAACCACAATCTTTGGCCAGCGTTTTTCCATGCGCTTTAAGACTTCTAACGTTCCATCCGTTGATCCACCATCATTGACAAATAAAACATCTACCAACGGCAATGTTGTAATCAGCGCTTCGACAAATGGGTATTGAGCAGACAAAACGTTATGGAACGGGCAAATGCCCGCAACCTTAATTCCCATGTGGGACACCCCTCATAGCCTCTAGGTGTTTTCTAGTATCCTTAGCTATAGCAGGCAAATCAACGTCTGCTCCCAAGAGTATCATTTTTTCAGCGGGTTTGTCCCCTCCAGGCACATTAAAAAGAACAGTCCACCGTTCCTTAGTCGGTAGGCTGTTCGTTATTATTGTAAAGATTGGTGTTTCTACAATGGCTACGCCGTGTAAACAGCTCCACACTATTGGCATACTGAGTAGCTCGATCAAATAATCGGTGCCCGTTTGGTCGATGCTGTTCATCACATCTAGCCAAATGTCACCGATTCTGATTGACTCCTCACAGTCTAAGCTGCATGGAAAATGTGTTGTTGTGCGCAACCCCATATACCTAAGCATTTGATTCGTATGGATGTGACCTTCAACCTCTATCACTCTGTCAGCTACCATCTTAGAGTTCTTCGTCTCTTCTGCGGAGTGCCATACGGGGTCATAATAACCGTCTCCCCATTTTTCTACAAAGAATGTGCTACAACAATCGGGAAACAACAGTAAGTCTCCCAGTTCCTTGTGATCCGTTTGCCCTCTAGCCATGTACGATGAAGCTCTACGAAACGCTTCTGCATCTTCTAAGTTCCTGGCCATTACTCCGTAGGCACTACTATTGGAGTCGCCCACCACGGTCGGAATATGCCGATGGCTAAAGCCTCCATAGTTTCTAGTCCACTGTATTGGAAGCCAAACCATGTTGTCTTTGTGGAATCTTTCGATCAAACTATGAAAGGTGTGGGGCGAAAAGTGGATTGTACCGCACTTGCGCAGCCCCCTTCTTACCATTTCATATTCGGCTTTATCATGAAGCGGGAGGGCCCTATTCAACATAACTTCGTATTTCTCTCTGGCTTCGGTAGAGTTCCAAACCAGTCTTGTGAAAGGGTTGACGTCTATCTGCAATAGTCCATCTTGGTTGAGCTTATTCATCATTTTTTCCTCCCCTACACTTTCCACGAGTCGCCATGATCGCCATGGTCACCGTGTGCTCTGTCGCCGTGTTGTCTATCGCCATGACCACAATCGTCCTCAGAAGGGGACTGGCTGGGTAACGGTTGTGTCGTCTGCCTGCAATGACTTAGGTTTACCCTGGCATCTTGTCTCCAGCTACTCGCCCTGGGATTACTTAGGGTAGACATAAAGCAAAAAGCGTCAGGATTCATACCCTTCACTGAGTTAGGATCTGAGAACGCCTCGCTTTCTCGATCTGTGGTAAGTTCGATGTTTGGTAGCATCATTTTGAGCAACCTTGATGTTTCTTCGAACAATCCCCTTAATCCTAGGCAATACCGACTTCGATTACGCCAATCACCATCTATGCCTTCCGCAGGGCACCCTCCGGTGCAATTTCTCCAATATTTACAGTCTTTGCACCCACCGAGTTCCTGCCCTATCTTGGGAAGAATCTCATAACGAATCAAACCGAACCCTCTATCGCCTGCATTCTGAAAACGGGGATAGATATGTCCGGTCTTTGAGGTTTTCATGCAGCTTGCGGTGCTTCCGTCTGACAAAATGACTCTTTCTGCACCGGCGTTGTAATAGTCACACGGAGCGAAAGAACAAGTCCCTTGATTAAGACCTAGCAGACTATCTACGATGTCTCGATAAGGAAGCCAATCCCCGCCCACTTCTGTCAAAATAAAACGGGTCATGTCTCGGTAAAAGTCATCGAGTTCCTCGGGGGTTAGTGCAATTTTCTGTATACTGGGATAATCAATTTCAGCAGGATTCATTCGGCCAGTTATTCCGAGCTCTTTCAATTCCAAAATCCATTGTTTAAATGCTTCTCGTTGACCAGGCAAGCCATTAGCTTTTGTAAGCACACAGATGATGCCCACTTGAATACCCTCGCGACGTAGCCACTTGATGTTTTCCCAAATTAAATCTGCAACATGTTTATCTTTGGAATCCACTGGTATGCGGTATCGGCTCATCTCGCCAGGCCCATCGAAGGAAACGCCAACCTGGGTTTTGTAAAGTTTGAAAAGCTCAATATGTTTCTCATTAATCAGAGTTGCGTTCGTTTGGATGGACGAGTGCCCGATTTTCTCAAACGATGTTGCCAGGATGGCCTCGACCACATCAAGGGGGGCCAGTAAAGCCTCTCCCCCATGAAGGTAAGGTGCGGTTTGCTCTCGCTCGATTTGAGTTAATACCGCCTCTAAGTCAAGTGGTCTGTGGTTGGCCCTTTCCCGATAAACGTGTTCATAACAGTATGCACACTGTAAATTGCAGAGTGCATTAGTAATTTTTACACTAAGCATTGTGCTTCCCCTCTCAGTTAAAAATACCCCTCAAAACGGGGGTTATCCATGTGACCAGTGCCTGAATCGGAGTGATCGGTGTGGTCAAACGTTATGTGATCTGTATGGTCTATATAATGAGCATCCCAATATGGGCTAAAAACACCTCCATCATTGTGTATGTTGCCATAATCTTGATGGTCTATATGGGGGTACGGTATGTTAATGACTTCATCGACATGACCTTCCGCTACGTTAATGTACGCCACGTTTTCATGCGACACGTTTTCGTGAGAGACGTTTTCGTGCGACACGTTTTCGTGCGACACGTTTTCATGAGACACATTCTCGTGAGAGACATTCTCGTGCGCCACGTTTTCGTGAGACACATTCTCGTGAGACACATTCTCGTGCGCCACGTTTTCATGCGATACATTCTCGTGAGAGACATTTTCGTGATCTCGATCTCCGTGGGGCGAATCAAGGTGATCCCCGTGGTCAGAATGGAATGGATCCCATCCGTTTAGGTATGGTGTATCTAGATGCACTACATTCTCGTGCGACACGTTTTCATGCGACACGTTCTCATGAGACACATTCTCGTGTGTGCGATTAAAGTGATCTCGATAATCTCCATGCAGCGTTCCGATGGCTATATCTGTATGACTACGGTTTTCGTGAGGAGAAGCGCTGTCAATGTGATCAAACCACGCATTATCGGGATAAGAAGAGCTATCGGAATAAGGGTACGTCCAGTCCACATAATAGGGCCACGAGGGACTTTTCCCCCCCGGATATAGATCTGAATAATTGGCATAAGGGGGTGAGTAATCCATGTGATCCAAATGAACACGGTCTTCATAACTGGTCCAACTTCCGGAATTCCTGTGTGTCGTGTCGGTGTATGGAGCAATGTTCTCATGCGACACATTCTCATGCGACACGTTTTCGTGAGATATGTTCTCGTGGGCTCTATCAGTATACGCTTTGTTCTCATGCGCCACGTTTTCATGCGCCACGTTTTCATGAGACGTATTCTCGTGTGACACGTTTTCATGAGACGTATTCTCGTGTGACACGTTTTCATGGGACGTATTCTCGTGTGACACGTTTTCGTGAGACGTATTCTCGTGCGCCACGTTTTCGTGAGACACATTCTCGTGTGACACGTTTTCGTGAGACACATTCTCGTGTGACACGTTTTCGTGATCTTGATCCGCATGATCATAACTAATGTCCGCGTATATATTCTCGCGAATAAGTCTATCAACATGGTTGTCATCATTGTGTGCAGGCTGGTCCAAGTGATCGGTGTATCCCTCGTCACGATCACTGTGATACGAACCTCTGATCACATCCCCGCTAGCACTCGGCTTGCTAAACCACAGCCACCTTTGGGGGTCTATGGCTACATAATAAGGAGGTCTTCCGGATGGAGCTCGCTCTTCGGTGTCGATAACTCGCTTGCGTTGATTCGCATCAATGTAGCAAAAATAGTTTCCCTCGATCCAAAATCTACCTGGTGGGTAGGTGGTTGCTCCCATATCGCTGCCTAGGAAACTCCACTCTTCTCCATTTCTGAGGATGTAAAGCCGTTCCCCCTGCACCCAAATATTACTGTTATTGTAAGGCATGCCTCCTTCCCCCTCTGCTTACGCTAATACGGTTTGACTGGCAAAATGATAGCCGCGGCTTCAACCACTCCTCTGAAGTATGCGTCCCCCGTCTGGGTGCTCATTTGAATCGATATGCGTCCCAATGTGTCATAAAATACGATTCCAACTCCCGAAATTTCAATTCTGCTGTCGCCTACACCAGTGCCCATAATCTTTACAGCGTTAGCATCAATTGTACCTGTTGTGATGTGTGAGCCATTGATATAGGTAAAACCATAACTAACCGCCAGCACAGCTGGGTTGTCTGTGGTGAAGTACATACCGATTAGAAAATAGTGATACGAACTATCTTGGAGTGCTGGCCTTGTTGTACTAAACATGATCTCACCAGCAGTAGTCGTCTTGGAGCATCTGGCGTACACGTAAAACTGTTGGCCTAATGTTTGCTGTTGAGTTTTAGCCGAAATGTTCCAAGTCTTCGCTTCCTCTCCAACATCCGTGGCTAGAATTAAATAGCCCGAGGTGTTAGAAAACTTTCCGCTGATATCATCGGTATTTGCATCCATCTTTACACCAACTAGCTGGAAGTTTCTTGTCCCGGCCCCAACTGCCAGATGTTGTGTCTCGACCGTAGTTGGCTTAATCCCTGCACCGTCAAAATAACCCTCTTCATTCCCAAAAAAGTGATGGTCTAGTAGCTTTTGGTAAGTTTGTTGCGCTAGATATGTGGCCGCAATACGGTCAGAAAGTAGTTTCGGAATATTCACCGTGACCACATTGGACGGTGGGCTTACATTATGCGAACGATCTCTAGCCCGCACACGTACATAAACGACTTGATCGGCGTACATACCTGTAAGATTGAAGGTATTCGATGAGCTATAGTACGTTTTAAGGTTTTGCGTGAAGGAGCTGTTCGTAGCAACCTCAATTACATAGTCAAGCAAATCTGAAATCACAACCGGTTGCCAGTGTAAAACCACATCTCCGTCATCGTTAATGGAAACAATCAGGCCAGTTGGTGCTCCAGGAGCATTCGCTTTCCCACCTATCGCTAGGGATGTTGTGGGGTCGCCAGTGGAGTAAATCCCTGCCCTGCTAACCGTTCTGACCCGCCATGTGTAAGTAACGCCAGAGGCAAGCCCTTGCGTGTCTTGGTAGACTTCCGAATCCTTGTCCAACGTAGCAATAGTGTAAAAGGTTCCTCCGTCCGCCGAACGGTCCACAAACTGTTGGTGAGCATGTTCGCTCTCGCTTTTTGTCCAGGTCAATTCTGCAACCAAAACGACATTGCCATCTTTAGAAACAAACGATTTTTCCTGGGCATTCAGATTAGTAGCCGGTTCTGGTGGAGTAGGATCTTCTGTGGGGATTTCTTCGACGGTAGCTGAGACGATTTCGGACCACTCACTGATTCTGCTGTTTTTGATGGCTGCTACTTGATACTCCCAAACGCTGTCTATTTCAAGCTGCTGGTGGATAAAGACACTGGTTGGTGAATCGAACACCAGCCAAGGGCCATTCTCTGTTCTAGCTCTGACAGCCCAAGAATCTGCGTTGCTTGTCCATGTAACGACAATGTAGCCGAAGTTGGGATGAGCGATCACTTGTTTGGGTACGTCTGGAATATCTCCCAAAGTTCTGCTTGATGGTCGTCTGCCAAGGAGTGGTTCCACGGGATTATATAAGAAGTCATTTAGCCCCCAACGAATGCGACGATCAGAACGACTACTTTGGAAACTCTCATCCTTGATCCTGGCATTTGCCACCATTTTGTTTCTTGGGTGTACTACTGTGATGGTATCCCCGAGGCTGACTCCGTTTAACTCCCTTATATCATCCACGGGAATTGATACCTCGAAAGCTATATCGGGTTGACTTCGTCTTTCTAGTTCTCTTTGTCCAGCCTGAATCAACTCCGCCATTGTTTCGGCTTCTGGGAACACAAAATCATTGGGGAGTTCGCCATGATCCTTGATTGACTGATCGTTTTTGAGCTGGACGTATAATTGTTTGGCGCCTTCTCCTGCCCCAAAACAATCTAAGACGTTCGCTAGTTTAGTCTGGTCGTCCCTTAACACTGTGATCGCGATGTTCCTACTGTGTTCTATGACGAACGGGTCTTCACTGTTGATCGTTCTGTTTTGACCAAGGGTTGCCTCACCGTTTTCGCCTAGGTCCAAGTAGACCTTCTTGGCCGCTTCGTCATGACGGACTCGAAACTCCCATCCGTATTCATCGCAAATGTTGGCTAAACTCTGCAAGAAGTCCACTCGTTCAAATTCAAAGCCTTGAACAATGATGCCAGTGGTCGAGGGGATGCTTCCAACGTTAAGGAATGTTTGTTCTCGCCAGATTAGCTCCACGCCTTCAAGATAAGGCGTAAAACCATACCCTACAACCTCGCCATGAGCATCTTTGCGCACACTTTCTTGATCCTCGGTGTAGAGATTGATACGAACATCAACCCATCGTCCTGTACCGGCGATAGGAACACCATTAACCTCGTTTTCTTGAACATCGCCGACGTTTATTGCGGTCATCTCTGGTCCCCAGGAGGCACTATCTAAACCTGCGCTCGTGGCAGCACTTCTGCTTTGTACAGCAATCCGAACGTAAGCATCAATAATCTCTGTCCAGCGGAGGATTCGTCCTGAGCTCAAAGCACTCTCGCCTAAGTCATGGCGAAACTGGATGTAGCCCCATGCTTTAGGGCGTTCATTTTGAGGGTCCTCTGGGTGTGGTTCATACTCCAAAATAACTGACCCAGGTTCGGTGTCGATGTCTACTTGGTATCTTATAGCTGTTTCCCAATCCGCTTTGGTGTTCCACCTTTTAAATCGGAATCGTCTTGTGTGATCACGAACCGCATCTGCTAAATCTTGGCCATTCCAACCCTGCCATTTTGAGGGCGTTTTGAAATTCTTCATACGGTGGGCATGGCCTTGAACGGCAAAAGAGTATTCCTCGCCAGCTAGGTCCCTGCTTTGAATAAAGCCTGTAGCACACTGATCGTAACGGTCATAAATTGCAACATATGTGGCCAAACCCAATTGCTCTACGCCATCTACATCGTGAGGAAGGGAGAATGATGCTTGATCTGCAGTGTTTATTCTACGTCTAGCCTGCCTTAAGATTATGTCTTGTATGGGTTGCCCCACGGGATTTAGATCTTGATCAAAGCACTTTACGTATGCCACCTGTTCACCTCCAAATCAAAAGGGAGGTTGCCCCTCCCCTAAAATCCACTACCATCTGCGGTTGACAATGCTTCTCTCACTAATTCTGTTACGAATCCGCGTACATCTGTAACGCCGTTCAAATTCACGTTTACTTGCTGGATTAACACTTGTTGAATCAAAAGCTCTTGTGCATGAATGGTGCCGATTTCCGCCATCTGGAACGTTTGAAACACTTCAAACATTTGTTCGCTCATGAGTCCAGGTAGACGATCCAAATTTGAAAGTGGTCGTAGAGATTCTAGGAACAGATCTCTATCTTGACCGGAAAGACGAGTGATTTGAACTCCTCTGATTTCATGTTGAATCAAGGTATCGTCTGTTGGGAACCATTCGTCAAGCATGTCACCGCCGAATTCTTCAAAAGCCTTTTCGCCTTCTTCCACTAACTTGCGAATGGCTCTGCGAATTTTCTCGACTTCATCTTCGCTGTACCCATCTTCAGCAAATTCCTGCATCATCCCAGCGATGAGTTTGGCTTGTGCTTCGAACTCTGTAGCCAGCAAAACCTGTTCTATCAAAATGCGCTTTAGCTGTTGTCCCAACACTTGTTCAAAGTCTTGCCAGGTGGCTTCGCCAGCAATGGATGCCGCCATGGCTGAACCCAGGCTGTTCAACGATTGGTTCATGGAATCGATCATTACTTTTCCAGTTTCAAATCCCGCTCTAGCCGCTTCCTCATTGGAGATTTTCCAACCAGTCTGCCACAAAATGCCCAGGAAACGTTCTTTCTTGATGTTTGCTTCTGTTGCCTGATAACTGACGCCGAATTCATCTAAGGCTTCATTCAGACCTTCTATACCCTGTTTTAAGGATTGAAGATCTTGGGGAACGGGTCCGGGGTCAAACAACTGATTTATCAAGGAGATTCCCGCTGAAATTCCAGCAAAGACGGGGTTTCCGGTTAGCCCTGCTATTGCGCCTGAAATTCCAGCAATAGCCCCCGTAAATCCTCCACCACCGCCTGTGTATCCCGCCATCGCCCCGTACATCGTTGCAATTCCGTCTCCGTAATCCCCGAACATCTCGCCCATAGAGTTCCGCATGTTATCAAAGGCCTGTGGAGCTTCTCGGATAAGTCGGAAAAATTCCTCGGTCTGGTTAACAGCCTCGCTGAACTTTGGTGCCATTTGACCGAAAAACTGCGCTGTAGATTCTTCGGCGTCGCGTATCTCTTCGCCAGTTTTCAGAAGATCGTTCAAGTATTCTTGCTGTTTGATATGGTCATCTGTAGCATCAATCAGCTTCAACAACTGACCATACTTGTCTCGCAAGCTAGCCAGGTCACTCTTGTTATATTCAATTGCCTTAATGCGGGCTACCGCATTCTGCTGTGCTTGCTCTTTTTCTAGTTCAATCTCTTGTTTACGAACTTCTTGCCATTCCGATGATAGCATGTAGAGCTCACCATAAAGCTGTTCGTATCCCTCTCTCATCCGCCTAAGGATGTCCAGCCTATCCTCTAGGCTAATTTCCTCTTCGATGGTCATGGCGTTGAGTAAAGACCGTTGATCTTCGAGTGTTTGTTTGGCCAGATTGTGCTTAGCTCGCTGGAGGCCACGTTCAAGTTCGATTTTCCGTTCGTTGCCTGCGGCGGTTAGCTCCAGTTCGCTTTCGATACCTGCGATTTGCTCTTCAAGGACCGCCTGCGCACTTACCTGCCTAGACTGGATCAAGAAACTCTGCCATTGCTCTTCGCGTCTTTGAGCGTCCTCTAATCGCCTTTCCTCTTCCTTTTCTAGCCGAAGTTGGAAAGAATCAAGTTCAGCCATCGCATAACGCCCGGAATCCATGGAGGCATACAGGTTCATGCGCTCCGCAATCCATGCCTGCGTTTCCACAAGGTCAGCTTCCCGAAGATCACCAAGGGACTTGATTTCATCAGCTACCCTATCAGCTAGGTGGCGGGCCTCGATTTCAGCGTAGTTCTTGCTAATCGCCTGCAAGCGTTCATGGTGGGCCTGATAAGCAAGCTCAATCATTTCTTGGCTGCCCTTGTATTGGTCCAACTCCCGATTCAAGCGAAGCAATGATTCAGCGATTTCTGCTTCTTCTAACTCACCCTTATTTCTTAGTCTTTGAATTTCAACCTCTTGGGTTCTGTAGCTGATTTCTTGGGCTGCCCTGATAGCATCTGCATCCATCTGTTCCGTGAGCTGACGGCGTAATTGGGCTATAGCTTGGATTTGGTCAAAGGACTGGGCATAAGCTCCTGTATATCTGTCTAGATTCTCCAGTTGTTGCTCTAACGTCCACCCCTCAACCTCTGCCAGTGCTCTGTAATTCGTCATACGCAGGGCAAAGATTTCGTTCTCGATGGACATTAATTCTTCAGTGGTCTGAACTAGGCCCTCAACTTCCAGGACGTTTTCCTGTAGCCACTTTATTTGTTGCTCATAACTACTTACAACCTCATCATTTTGGTGCTTTAATTCCTCGAATAGCTGTAATTGCTCCCGGAGTGGTTCGTTACCACTTGCCGGAGCTTCAGCCGGGTCTAGTTGCTCTTGTACCCTGGCAACTTCACGCCATAGCCGCAACCATTCATCTGTGCCTACTGTAACGCGCTCCAATTGGTGGTTAAGAACCTTCAAATGGTCTCCCAGGCTAATCTTCTCAGCCTCGACCAGGTAACTATAGTAGTTTTCGATATGCTTCTCCATGGCCTCTAGGTCTTGGAGGTCAACATGGATTTCTCCGCCCTCTAAAGCCCTTCTAAGCATCCCCTCTTGTGGACCATAGTGACTAACCATCTCAAGAATTTGATTCCAGCGATCTGCCGTGGTTAAAGCAAAACTATCAAGTTCCTTTTTAACAACGCTTAGGGTTTCCTGCACCCTTACCTGCGTCATGGCCGCCAAGCTACCGTCTACCGTCTGCGATTGGAGGTAGTCGAAGTATTCGCTTAGGTGGGTCTCTAAGCCGCCTAATTCGTCCACGTATGCACCTATGCCCATGCGCAAGAGTTCAAGCTCTGCTTCAAAGACTTGCATCCTGCTAGTTACGATGGTGTCGGGGTCAACCTCTTTCGTGGCATCCTCTACTTCGTCCGCCAACTTCTTCAGTTCATCACGCATCTTGCCAAGTTCAACGGCAATTAAGCCACCACGAAGTTCTTCGGACAAGATTTCGTCCACCACGTTCTGCTCTAAGAACTGGATATAATCCTTGTGAATGGATTCTAAATCGCCATAAACAGCTTCGTATTCATCACCGACATGGCGTACTAGCTCTATCCTTGCACGATATAAGGCCATTTCTCCCCGGATCGCATCTTCGATTTCCTCGGCTGTTTTGATAACGACTTCTTTGACTGCTTCTTGTTCTTTAACAACCGGCAGTTCTTCCCTTGCCATTGTGGTTATGCCCTTGGCCCTACGTTCAAGTTCATCACTTACCGCCGCAGCGTGTGTTTGGGTATCCAGAATTTCAGCTATTCTTTCATTGTCTTTTTCTGCTCTGTCCATTATCTTGGACACACTAGCAACAGCCTGATTTGCCGCAGCTCCAAGATAGGCCACCTTGTCTTCCCAAGTGCTGGCTGATATATCGTCCATAAACATATAACCGGGGTCCCACTCAAGGAAGATTTTTCTCATGGTATCTTCGGCAATTTGGGCTGCTTCGTCCGTGCCCCGCAAAAGGGCCTCCTCCCAACCCATGAAAGCCAATTGCATTTCATCTCTTAGGCGGATTATCCTGTTTGCTTCCTCCATTTGAGTGCCAACATCTAGTTGCCGCTTGTCTCGTGAAGCATACAAACGATTCAATTCTTCTTCAAGTTGATTCCTGGTCCTCAAGTATTCTAAATTCGCCATTCGCAACTGTAGCTCACTCTGAGTCTCCAAGGTTTTTATATAGGTCTCCAGAGTACCAATGTTTGCCCGGATAGCCTCATCAATGGTATTATAACCTTTGGATAATTGCGGTTGCAGAGTGATGATTTCATTCATTACAGTCTCTAACCGCCTGTGTTCTTGTTCGGACTTGTCAGGCTTGCCTTCAAGCGTCTTGTATTCATCGACTAGCCTGCGGAGTGTATCGGCCTGGTCTTGTGTGGCCCTGGATGAATCGAGAGACTGTTGGTAAAAAGCCTTCATGTCTCTTGCGCTACCAGTCATGGCGAAGGCCAAAGCAGTCACCGCTGCCACGCCACCATAAATAATACCCGTAGGGCCCATTAGTATGGGAAGTGCTTTCAGAAGCTGGTTAATAATTAGCATTGTAGGACCAGCTGCTACTGCAAATCCTGCTACTGTCACAACAAGACGTTGAGTTTCTGGGTTGAGATCCCGAATCCAGCCAAAGAGTTCTGTAACCTGTTGAACAACGCCACGTAACGCTGGCTCGAAGTTTCCTGTCATTTCCAACGCTAAGCTTTCATAGACCGATTGCATTATCTTCAGGTCACCAGATAAGGTGTCAAGCTGTATAGCCGCTTGTTCGGCGGCCTTATTGGTTCCTGTAATGCTTTCGTTGTATTGCCTGATGGCGTCCCCGCCTTGACCCAATAGTTGCATCATGCCAGGTCCAGCAATCTGCTGGAATAACCTAAGACTTTGCGTTGACGTAATTCCACGTTCGTTCAGGGTATCAAGAATATCAGCGATAGAGTTCATTTCCGGGTGAAGGTCATCAAGAGATAACTCCAGCTCCTTAATGACATTAATTGCATCACCAGTAGGATTTGCCAGTTCTGCTAAGGCTCTTTTTAGTATATTACCGGCCTGTTCACCTTGGTAACCAGCGTTTAGAAGCCCCATGAGGGCAGCCGTGGTTTCCTCGATTGAGTACCCGAATCCAGCGGCGACAGGGCCTGCGTTTTTCATTGCTCCAGCTAACTTATCCAGACTAGCCAGCGATTCAGAGTTAGCTGCGGCGAATAGGTTTGCTACCCTACTGGCTTCTCCCGCCTCTAGACTGAACTGGCTTAGAGTAGCTGCCACCACCTCAGACGTGTAAGCAAGATCTGATTGCGACGCTACAGCTAAGGTTAGTACACCATCCAATGCGCTAATTGATTGGGCGGCGTCCATCCCAGACTGTGCTAAGTAATAAAGGGCATCGGCGGCTTGACTAGCCTTAAAGACGGTTTCTTCACCTGCTTTTCGGGCGGCGGCAGTCAGTTGCTCTAATTCTTCGACCGTTGCACCAATAACCGATTGCGTGTTGGCCATTGATTGTTGGAAATCGGCAAACGTATTAACCCATTGGCGGGCCATTAACAGAAGTGGAGCTGTTACAGCTACCGACATGCGCTTACCCATGCGATCGAAGTGATCGCCCATGCGATTCATCGCTTTTTGGGTTTCAGTATCGATCCACTGATTTTGTCGGGCTATATGTTCAATACCTTGATCATACTTAGCGTAGTTAAGACCCACCTCAGCCCATATGCTTCCTAAATTCTCCATTTGCCCACCTCCCCCTTAAAAGAAAATGGTTGAGCCTTGGGGGTAGCGAGAGGGTACTACCTTTTAACCCATGGCCCAACCAAACTTTATTTTTTGCGAAATGCTTCGTGATTTAGAACTGATAGCGCGTTATCCTTTGGATTCGGACGTGTTGATTCGGCATCAGATGCGGGCTTTTCATCGCCCTTCCCTCCCTTGGCCTCGTCAAATTGTCTTTTTTCCTCAATTGCCATCTGAAACGCCACCAACTCATCGAAGCAGTATCGCTCCCATGTCCCTAATTCTGGTAGATAATCACTCGGTCTCACTCCGAACGTTTTTGCCGTCATTCCCATCCGCAAGAGTAAATCCGGTTGCTTTGCGAAAGGAGTGGAGGGTTCTCATTCCCCCTAGGCAGTAAAAGTGGATAGCCATTAATTGTTGATCCGTGAGCCATCCCACTTCGTTTAGAATTTGATCGTAAGTTGGCTCCACGAGTGCCGCTTTAGCCATAGCGTGCATAAGCTCCGTGTACTTCGTATACGATTCGGGTTCTAACTTGGATAAAGCTATGCTTTCGCCCTCTTGACCCTTCTGCGTCATGTCTTGAGCGAAGGCAAGCAGTTCATTAGGCAACTGCCCTGACTGGATTAAAGCCGTCAACGTCACCCTGCGTAACCTAACATGGATTTCTGAATCTCCATCCCACGAAGGAATTGGAACTACCGGAGTAGCGCTTTGGGCCATCGCCGTCAATGGCGTCACTTGCGAATTGGATTTTCGGCGTATTCTACTCCATAATCTTGATAACCATTTGAACATATTTTCTTACCCCTCTCAATTTTGGATATAAAAAAGAGCCCCTAGATAACTAGAAGCTCTTAGATATTCAGTTTTACTTACGGGAATACTCTGCCGTAAAATAGCTCTATTGCTATTGCTTCTTTAATAGCCTGAAGAACTGTTCAATACGTTACTTTCGGTAAAACCATGTCGTCAAGTACATCGGAAAATGTTACAACTTTGAGACCCAAAGTCTTTATGTCTGCACACAGGCGTTCTTGTTCTATTGACGTAAGTTCACTATCCTTACCCGGGTGCCAGATGAGAATAGCCCATTGCCTATGCGTAGCTGCCATTTGTATGGCTTTTAGGTTATTATCGTAGTTGATATAATTTGCGCTATTAATAGCATAAGGGTTAAATACAGGGAAGGAGTTATTACGCCAGTTGCCACTGCCACCGCCTGCACTTCTGATGAAATAGTAGTATTTTGAAAACTCACTTATTGCTTCCGCCAAAGGCATGGTGTTAAACTTAAGAATAAACCTCCCCCCTTTATCATAAAAGCCATTTTCAACAAGCCACTTTTGTCTGTCTAGCGCAAGCGTATTCAGTTGTTCCGGAGTCATTGTTGCGGGGTTCCCCACAAGGTTGTCATTATCAGCCCCTGGGTGCGTCGAAATATCCCACCCCAACTTCTCTAAAGCCCTAACATCATTCATTGTCATTTTGCCAGGGGTTCCTAAATGGTCTTTTATCACCATTGCGTTTGCTCTGTAACCATATTTGGATAAAATAGGGCGAGTCTGTGTGTATGCTGCTTTGTAACTACCATCTAAAGTGATTGTTACCAAACCCTGTGTAAGTGGGTTGGCAATCTGGAAAATACTATCAATAAAAAGTGTCCGTTCATCCGCGTTTCCACCCGCCTTAAACGTGAAGGTTATTTCGATCCGGTCGACCACAGTCATGGGTGTATCGCCTGTCGCGATAGGGAACTCAACCAGTTCCCAACTGTTCGATATTCCAGATATGGCTCCTCCTACTGGGCGGGTTGCCTTACCAACTACGACGTAGGACGAAATAAACACCGCCTCAATGTATCCATCTGTTTTAGGTAACCCGGGCTGGTATACCATCATCCCCAAAAAATCATAGTTAAACGTTCGTGGTGTTGGGAAAGTTATTGCTATCCTTGCAATATCAGAAGAGGTAGGTGTCACCTTGAGTGAGTTAATCCCTGTGTACACGGGGTTACCAGGTTCCTGTACCAATATAGCCGACCCTGCGCTAACAGTCACATTGCTCAAGTCGGTAAAGTTCGTAATTATGTCTACTGTATTCTTTGCCATCATCTGCGCCACCAGATTGCGAGGGGCGTGTCTTACGTGGTATCCGTTGTAAGCTCTGTTTGCTCTTGCGAAAGTCAACAAATCCACTATATCACCACCCAATCCACAGTTCCGTCCGTATACCACATATTCAATTGAGGCATTAACACAAAAATAGTTGGCTCGCTAATCATTGTATAATCAGGGCGTTCGCCAAGGGTGCTCCCATAGACTTCAACAATATTACCAGATTGTGCAACTTTTAGATTTCCATGTTCGTCAACATTAACTATTTTTGCTTTGCCATTTGGGTCTCTCCCTATGACGGGAATTCCTTTTGACATATTAAATCACTCCTTTGATTAAAGTTGTGTGCCCTCCTCAATCCCAACCCAAACATCACCCACGGGAATCGAGGTGATCTCTGTTTCCAACGTCACGGGCAGGCGGTTTTCTGTGCTTATCTCCGAACCGTCCGCCATGATTAGCCTTACTTCTCGAACCGCTCCCAGAACGGGTTTTTCTTTATCAGCCAATTGGACTACCTCCTTATAGGTCTTCTCCTTCTTCGACCACTCCGATGAGTTTTAAAACTCCGGTATATACCTTCCAGTTTTGTGTTTCGTCATCCCAGACAACAGGTAATGGGACACCGCCGGGGTCTCTAGGAATGGGTGGATGAGCCATTATGACCACCTCTCTTTGAATAGAATTTCAATGTTTAGCAAGTTGTTGTCATCTTCAAGCTCTATACGATTAACGCCAGGCGCAAGATGGAATCCATCCACCAGATACCCGGCGTTAACATTGTCTATCACGCTCACACCGCTTGTCCCGCCATACGACTGGGCCTCGTAAAGGTAGTAACCCTCTGCCCACGAAAAGTGGTAGATCTCATAGACTGAGGTTGCATTGGGGATAACGTCCCATGGAGTATCTACAATTGCCACACGAGTAGCACCGTTGTACCCGATGATCTTTCGGTATTGTCCAGCACCTGCGCCACTAACAACCTTCACAATTTGGTCTTTGTAATAATCATCCACAGCCGATGCAGAGGTAGCCAATTGGATACCACCCGAAGTCCCAGAGCGCGCTGTGCCTGATTGCAAAACGTTATTGCCTACAAATAATGCATTGCGCTTTTGAGTGTCAAGGAGCAATAATTCACCTTGTTTTATCTCGCCAGCGTATTGTAATGTCAATCCTGTAGTGTAGTTAGTGAGTTTGGGGTTTTTCGTGTGAAGGCCCCCTATGGTCTTGCCGTATAACCAGATCATGGGATCTGCATTCACGCTACCCTCATTGTTAACGTCTAGCATCGTAACTGGCGGAGTGAACACCACGTCTCGTTTTACTTGATGGTAGTCCATGGAATACCAATAAGGATCGTCAGCTTGGAAGGTTATGTCCATGGTAAAGGCTCTTGCTCCAAAATGTCCCCGAATGTAGTCATGGTCAATGTCTGTACACTGTACCTGAATGAATTTATTTGCTCCTTCGAATCGTTTAAGCCACATAACATCATCGTTAATCAACTTACCTCTAAGAAGTGCCGCAAAGTCGTCTGCTTCCTCCTTGCTGTAGCACTCAATGGTCCCTGAAGCCCTCAAAACGCCAGGTTCTAGCCTTTGCAAGCGGCGAAAGGTACGCCTGCCCGCTCTGCCGGGTATGACAGTGCCTGGAATCTCTTTTTTTACTGCATAGCCATCTAAAGCAAGCTCAGGCGGAAGTAAGATTGATTCTCCTAAGCCATTATTTAAGATGAGTTCAATTTGCACACTTTCACCTCTTTCTTTTGAGGGATGGGGCTACCCCAATTTAGAGTAGCCCCGGGGAATTTAAGCAGCTGGCGGTAAGGTTTCAACGTCTTCCCACTCGTAGATGGGCTTGTCCACTTTGGCATTTTCCTTACCACGAATAGCAAACTGCGGGGTTAGGAAGTTACGGTCTTGCGGGGTGTAGTTAGGCACACGTCCGGTCACGCTCCAAAACGTCCACTTGCGATAACCAACAATCGCAGAGGCATCGTTATTACCTTCAGCATATCTGGCTACATAAAGCTCTGCAATTACCGGTTTGGGTTGTTCGCCAATTCTTGGTGCACTATAGGTGCCTGTCGCATAGGTTCCGCCAGCGAGTAACGCTAGTGCTTCGCCAGGTAGTTCGGCGTTAGTGAAACTTAATTCAACCCCGGATAGCTCAGCTTGTTCTTCGACAGTGGCAATTAAACGGTCCCCACCTCGAAGCTCTGCCCTCTGTCCCTCGATCCACTGGTGAGTAATGCCAGCTTGTTGCGGTGTTTCAAAGCGGGCCGTCTTGCCTGCAGCCTTTTCCAAACCGGTTTCTGGATCGATTTCTTTAATAATCATCAACCTGCAACCATACAAAATGTCGCTCATGCTTTCATCTCCTTTTCTTTATCTCCCAACACGTGGGATTCGAAATTCTATCCTTCGAGTGATTGCATTAAGATCGGGGTCTTGAAAATCACCTCCCGTGTGCACCCACTCGATTTCAAATTTGTGTCCTTCGCTTGTCGTTAAGATCGTGCCGGCCAACAATGTTTTCAGTTCCGCAACAGCTTGATCCACGGGTACGAAACTCCCAACTTTAAAATATGGCCATATTGTCAACTCACGAAAAAAGCCCCTGTTGTTAAAGGGGGCTCTCATTTCCTCGCCTAACTTAATCACGCCGTAGGGCTTTGGGGTTTTTGCATTTGGGCCACCAGGCTGATGCCATGACTTGATAGATGGACAGTTTGCCGTTAGATGTTGATAAAGCGCGGTTCTCATCTACCCACCACCTTTTGCGCATCCTCAATGAAATCTGCCACAAATCGCTTGACGGTAGGCAAAAGGATGGCGTATTTTCCCTGATTAGAAAGCTCCAAATATACCCCGTAGTCCATAGTGTGAGCGATGCGAGTTATCAAAGATTGGTCTCTTGACATGGAGTAGCCAAATAGTCCTTTGCGAGCCAGGCTAGTTCGGTCTTGCCACCTAGCGTTGACTTTGGCATAAGCCTCCATCTGCGCAGCATATCGTTGGCTAAGTGCATAGAGGGCAGCTTTCTGGCGGTCAGCCATCGCCCGTAAGTTGCGATTAACCTCATCGGATCCCGCCATCAAACCACCTCCTCAATAACGCATTGTAACGAAACAATCTCGCCTAAATAGCGAACGGGATTAACCACTGCAACTCGGTGATTAACCCCGTCTAACTTAAATGTGTCCTTGATTTCAACATCGGCATCCCACGGACAAAGCATTTCTCGATTGTTGATCTGTAGTGTCCCGCCTTCTTTTACAATATCCTTGGAAGAATTACCCGAAAGATAGATTCTGAAGGTCTGGGCAGGAAGATCAATCTCTTGTTCATCCAACCATCCACCAGCACCATCTGGTACACGCATCCAACGTTTTAATACTATCTCAGAGGGACTAAGTTCAATCGCCTTGGCAGACAAATCTCTACGCCGAATAAGGTCCATCTAAAGCACCTCTGGGCGGGCTATACTTAGGATATAACCACCTTTGCTCTGGCCATCCAGTTCTTCTAATTCCCGCCGGCGATAGTCCTGTGCCATTGTTTGGGCATAGGCTAGCCTGTCTTTAAGCTGTATAAAACGGTATCGCTCTGATCCCGTGCTGGTTTCCTCAACACTTCCCATTTCCTCTTGGAACATTCCGGCCTTTTCGGTCCATCCAAGGGACGCTGCTCCATAAATAGTTTGGGATTCTTCCAGTAGATCCTCAAGTTCGTTATCCTCGAACCGTGTATCAGCTTCCGTTCCGCCTGGGGGAATTTTCTCCCCCAGAAACCTTCTTAACCTTGCCACTAATTCAGGTGTGGGGGTCATTGTATCACCCCTTCAAATAGTCGTTAATGAGCTTCACTAGGTGCTTTTTAGTAGCACCGTTCTTGTACTCAATGCCCAGTTCATCGGCCCTTGCCCTAAGTTCTTTGGCGGAGAAATTCTCCTCGTTGACAAATCCGCTTCCGCCAGCGTTATCGCCCGAAGGTTTTTCAGCAACAAAAGGTTCACCTTGGGCATCATTGAAATAAGGACAATGCCTTTCGGATTCCTTGGTTTGATTAGTCCACCGTCTGGCTTCCAAATCGGGATGGCACTTCATGGGGAACATCATCCCTGGATCACTTGTTAGCACCCAGGGATAATGCGTACAATCAACGCATCTCATTTAATCACCGCCTAAAACTCAGGCAGAGTGATCTCTTGAACGTTCTCATCCAGAGCGGCGAATACACCACGACGGGCACGACCTACAATTTGAGCTTCCACTAAGCGGGAAAGATCAGCGAGTGTTGCGTCAATCCGCAGATCATGCTTGATAAGCTCCTTGAAACCACGCTTTGGACGAATCAAATACGCCTTGTTATCAGCGATACCGTTGTACTTGTAGGACTTCTTACCGATCTTGATTTCCCAACCATCATAAGCGATGATTGTATCGATACCAGTCAGAGAAGCATAATCAGTGCCACGGACATGGAACTTACCTAGTGCTTCTTGGATATGGTCAAGTCTTGTGCCGGATACCAGCAAAATGTTGCCAGGACGCTTTGCCTGTCTTGCATCAGCCATACCCTTTTTAAGGGTCTCGCGGAGACTCAAGATAGGATGGGCGGCGAACGAGGTGTCGCCCTCTACGGGTAGATTCCCCTCCACGTCAATGAGGACAGCACCGGTTTTGTTACCGGCTCCGTAAGTGTAGCTAATGATGGGGCCAAGGTGAATGTGGTTAAGCAAAGCGTTGTAAGCTTCACCGAACGCACGATCAATCTCATCCATCTCAAAGGTGCGGTTGTACTCAACCATGTCTTCGGTATATTCGATACCTGCAGCATAGGTTACAATACGGGCCGTCGGGCCTTCTTCTGCTTGCAAGTGACCGAACTTGACTTCTTCACCTTCGATGTGTTCAGCAAACACGATAACGCCTTTTTGTGCCCATTTGGCATCGAAAATCTCGGGAAAATTTCTGTCCTCAATGCGTTCGTAGATTGGGGTGTAGAGGGTAGGAGTGGTTTCCCTTCCGAGTTCAACATCAAGCACAACCTTTTCTAAAAGTTCCTTGCGAACCGCATCAGTGGTGATCATCTCGCCCATAGGCTTGCTAAGGGCGTAGACCGCCATTTCGCCATTTACGATGTGCTTTTCTACACTGTACTCTTTGCCATCCAACACAAAAGGCACCTTCTGTTCGAAAGTGCCTTGTCTCCGTGCGGCTCTGGCTGTTTCGATACTTACAATTTTTGTCGCCATTATTTATCTCCTCCATTGATTAAATTGTTCTTGACAATGCTTCTCGACCCCATGTTGGAGGCCCTACTCGACTGGAGCCATTAGACCAGCCGTCTCCAGCGCGCCTAACAGTGCAATTAGAGCAGTACGTACAGCCTCGGCAGTAGCATCCTCAGCACATGTCACATTAGCAGCCACTCTAGCTAACGCCGTACTGGCATCTGCTTGAGCTGCATCAGCGTTCGTGTTAACCTCGTTGACAGCATCAACGATGCTGGTTTTGTCTGTAGTAGCAAGCTCGCCGAGCTCGCCAATCACTTCAAGCGAAGTGTCAGCTACAAACCCTGGCCAGAGCACAAACCAAATCACATTGTTGGTGTCCTTGGCCGCTGTTACCACACCAGCAAACACAGCTTTAGCGTCGGTAGTGAGCTTGGATGTGCTTGCATCCCAATAAATCTTGTCGCCTTTATCAAAATCCTTGGTGGCATCGATTTGATCCGTTTCATATTCAGCTACCTCGATGGCCAAGATGGCTTCAGCAGTTTCGCCTGCTCCCGTCTTGACATCTTGCATAGCAAAGCCGAGAAAGCCATCGAGTAGCAGAATCTGCCCCGCCTGGATGTTGGAATTCTCCGGGACTACCACCCGAACGGAATTGCCATCTGCAACTTTGAAATACCCCTGTTGATAAGTGGTGCTAGGCACCGGATTGCCTTTAATAGCCATTTTTCATTCCTCCTTCTCTTAAATAGACGCTGTTCTTTGGACTAGATGCTTAGGAGCATCGCTAACACCAGAACCAGTAACTGCAGGTTGTTCAACGAAATTTTTGCCCAGGATACCCCTGAGTGCTTCGTCAGCCAAAAGGCCATCAATTTCACCAGCGATCTCTTCTTTGGTTGCACCTTCAGCAACATTAAGCATCTTGGTAACCAAGACTTGAGCTTGTTCGCCGGTTACCTTCTCTTTGATGGTTTCCTCAACCAACTTAACATGAGCTTCCTTTGCTTTATTGGCAGCGGCCTGGGCCATTTCACCAACAACTTCAGCAGGTTTTTCTGGCTTGTCCTTGTCATAACCAAGAGCTTTCCATACTTCTGCCATCTCGCCAGCCAAAGCCAGAGCTTCATCTGCGGGAGTCTCTTTTGCGAAACCAAGAGTGGTAGCTAACTTGGCACCAAATTCAGCCCCTGTTTTGAACTGTTCCATTTGCTCCCCAGCTAACTGAGTAACAACAGCATCTTTCTCATAACCCATCTCGCCTAACACGGTGATTAGGTCGGTTTCCTTTTTGGCCAGCGCACTGCGGACAGCTGCCAGCATTTCTTGAATCGTCATACTCTCATCTCCTTTTGTGCTCATTTCCCCGGATACAGGGGTGTAAATCGTTTGTTCCTTGACTTCTTTCACATCATCACTCAACAAAATCTTGCCTTCAAAAACTCCATAACCAACCTTGAACAACCTCGGAGGCCCTTCAGCCTCATACTCTACAATGACGTAATCATCAAATACGCGACGCACCCAAACATATGTGTCTTTTTCCCTGTACTTGTTACGTAAAGCTGCCACCAGCGCTTCTCTTAATCCCTCGTGACTACCATCAAACGCCATTGGCGTACTGGGCATAGCTGGAATAACACTCATTTCTCCACTAGGGACAAAGGTTATCTTCTCTACAACTTTTTCAGCATCTTCTCCCAACACAACACGTCCATCAGCAATTGAATAACTAACCTTGTACAACTCTCTTGGACCGTTTTTGGACTCCACAGCAACAATCACATAGTCAACATACAAACGATCAACCCATGTGTAATTATCGTCTTTACCAAACTTATTGCGTACTGCACCAACAACAGCTTCCCTTAAAGCCTCATAACTACCATCAGTACCCGCCATCGAATCATCAAATGGTTTAATGGTCAATGTATCCATCTCTCCAAAGGCAACGATAGACGAAGGCATTCCAGCCCTGTGAAGAGGCGTCCAGTCGATAGAAAGTGGTTTATAGCCAACGATGTGAACTTCGCCATTGATGTTTTTGAGTGTAGGAATACCAAAAATGGAAACTTGAGTGACGCGTTTGGAACGAATCCAACGCTTTAGATCAGGAGCTGCCTTATCAACCACGCCCCTGAAATACGCTTTGCCATCTTTCCACAATGCTCCCACCCAATGTGTAACAGGGGTAGGAAATTGGGTGTCCACATCTTCGGCCTTTTGATGGCCAAGAAACCCAGATAAGGTTTCACCATTAACGACGTTTACGATATCCTGAAGGCTTTCGCCCGTGTAGTACCAGCCACGCTTTGATTTGCTTACAGGAACACTGACAACAACTTCTAAAGGATCATCATCGCCAGCTTTAATTGCTTCCACATCAACACCCGGGGCAAGTGGTATATCCTCTGGCTTCATTCCGCCGATCACAGCGTCTAGGATGGACATTTCTCCTTCGACAAGGCTTGCGGGAGGATCTTCTTCCAACTCCTCGTAATGCCTTAGCAGATGCGCCCTCGCTTCCGTTTTCTGTTCTTCGGTTAACGTGGTGTTAGTAGATAAATCCGCAACGGCTTTAGCGAGTGCAAATTTATTAAGTACAACCTGACCATCTGCGGTCACCTCGTGATGTAGACCAAACGTGCTTTCTTTGGTGAAGTTCTCGTCAATCGTAGTAGTAACGATGGCACAGGCTTCCTTAATGGCTTCTTTAACACCGCCATATCCTTCATCTAGGCCTTTTTTGAACTTAGACCAAATACCCTTGGGCTTCCACTCTTTAAGCGATACAGTATCCTTGATTTCAAACTTTTTGATCTTTGTCACCTCCTTTCAAAGAAACTAATATATTAGCTAAAAGTTCGACCAGTTGTTCAGAAGCTATTTCCCATTGTTTGTCGGCAATATTTCTAGCACTAGGGCTAAGCTCTTCCATCACGTGAGCCCAAATGTCTTCCATACCAACCAACATGAGATGAAGCAACTCATGCGCAATGACTTTTTCTAGCTTGTAGAAATCAGCCCACATTTCGGGAGGATCCAGAATGGCAGGATCCGCCAGTTGTATTGTTGCTAAGCCATTGCAACTATTGAATGTGATAGTGGCCTGCCTGCCCGCGATTTCAGACGGGTGCACTATCTTCGCCCTTACATCCCAGTGTTCTAAACGCAAAATAATACGCCACTCTTGAATGAGGGCGTTTACCTTGGATAGCAATTCATTTTGTGCCAATTCCTGTGTCATTTACTCTGACCACTTCCTCCCTTGGGGAGCTTCCTGGGTCCTTTACCTGTAGGTCTTGCGGAATACCCACCCATATGAGCCCTAGGCGGTTTAACTTCCCCCGAAGACGAAGCGCTTAGGTTTCTCCCGCTCCATTTTTGGTCCGGGCTAATGCACATCAAAAACAACATCACCACTGCAAACACTCCAACCCAGAAGGCGATCATTCGTCTCCCTCCCCTAAGAGATCATTAAACACTTTATCAATAGCCATAGTCGCTTGTTCAAGGGCATACGCCGCACTTGGGGTATACACTAAAAATAACAACGGGTCATTGGCGAACTGTTCTTTGAGGCGCAATAAATCGCTTCTTGCGCTGCGTTCAATCTCCAATAGTTTCCTCAAGCGCCGAACTTCTGTCATAAGCTCAAGGTCAGTTTTGAAGCTTACGTGTACATCTGCGAAGAGGTCCTCCAGTAGATGTTTGTGCTTGTTCATGGACTCCTCCGCAGCCTGTCTGGCTATTTCTGCGATTTGCTCTTTTGTGAGTTCGTCAGGGGTATGGCATTTTATTTTGATGATTCCATCAAAATGTGTGCTACCACCCTTCACAAACTCCATCGTCCCTTCTGGTTTGATACTTCTGGGTTTAATCTCACTCTCATCAAGCTGAACTTCTGATAGGGTTTTACTTTCTTTGCCCTCAACAATTGAGCCTTTGACTATCCCTTGTTTAAGATTCGTCCAGAATTCCTTACCCTCTGCGCTTATTTCGGTGGGCTTTATGGTGCCAGGCTTGATTTCTTCGCCGTCAAGCTGGACTTGTTCCAATTTGACGAAGCCTTTCAATGGGGCAAGGCAATCCGCTAAAACCTTGCCATCTGCGACTTTTTGATCTGATACTTCGGCTTGTTGAATTAACTCTTTGTCTATCTCCGTAATGATTTCCACAGTTTCTCTCCAGTGATTCACCTTTATTTCCAGCAGTCTACCCGGTAATTGAAGTGCCTCCTCGATTTCATCGAACGTGCGACTTGCCCCAAGTCTTTTGCCTCTTGGTTGCTGAGTCTTGACTTCTCGAAAACAGGTCTGGCAAATGGGTTCTTTTTCAATTTCTGGCATCACTTTCTCGGTAGTTCCGCAAATTGAACACTTGACTACTTTTATGTCTTCACACACTTTTATTTCTCCTCTCAAAGTGAAAAGCACCACCCTATGGCAGTGCTTCGTGTATTTAGCTAAATGTTTGGGGTGAACCTAAATCCTCCCACCTCTTTGCCATGTTCGATCTTGTGGCGGTCGCCAACTTTGGATTTAAATGTCGTGACCGGGTACTCTCCTTCCCACTTCGGAAATGACCACTGGAACACGAATACATCCTCTGGATTAGCCGCAGAGCGTGTCAGCTTGACAATCCCTACCGCCCCATTTCCTGGGTGGATAGACGCCTGTAAGTAATACTCTCCCGCCTCTTCCAACTCGAAGATATACTCAGCCCTTATCACTTGAACGATATTCGAGTTACCCATTACTCCATCCCCCTCTCTAGCCTAACGCAACCCTATCATTTAACTTGTCCATACTATCCTTGAGCATACTCTGGGCTTTCCTTAGCTGGCGTTCGGCTTTTCTAACTTCCACACCAGCCCGAATCCTTCTTTCTGCACGCGTGCGTTCCCTTGCTACCTTGGCTTGCAGGGTCTTGATCTCATCATCAAGCTTATAAGCTATGGTTTCATCGCCACATTCAGGGCATCTAAAACCAACTTCTTCAACGTCATATTCAACTGGTCTGGTAAACATGTTATCCTGCACAATGAATCCTGCAGGACATTTATCACACTTAACTTGTGTCATGGTCTTTTCCCCTCTCATACCATGATTTATCCCGCTGTTCGAGTATCTTCAAAAGACCTTTTGCTTCGCCATACCTACGTTCCAGAATATTTAGTTCCCTTAGTTGCTTTCGGGTCAGCTCTCCCCTTAAACGTGCTCCTTGCAGATGAGGGATAGCCATCTTCATCATTTTGCACGATTCCGAGACGCTAAACCGTTTCTCGTCCGATAGACGGCTCCAATACTGGGCATAGCGAAATACGTCCTGCATACCATCGCTTGCAAGCCGGAGAAACTTGTCGTTGTATCGCACCTTCTTGATGTTGGGCACCCCCTCATACAATCTGACGATATACGTTGTTATACCAGTCTTCTAAATAGTCAACAGAGCTGGGGTTTTTCTGCCAGCGAATCAGATCATCCACGAATTCCTCTCTATCCATCACAACGGGGACAACGTAGCAAAGGCAATTTGGGTGAGGATATGTAGGCTCCTCACCCTTCTTGTACACCCCTGGTCCCAATCCATAAAGGTCTGCAGAAGCCAGATCGTCGCAAATGTCAGGCTCCGGATGACTATCCGAAAGCATATATTGCGAACCCAAATAAGACGGGTTGATCCGCCCTCTGCTGTAGACGCCTTCATTAAAGGCCATGCCGTACTCTGTTCTAGCAAGCCTAAGTGCTTCGTAGGACGGATTCCCAGGTCTTCTTCGCCCTGAGCGTTTGTTGCTCTGCTTAGATTCCTCTCCTCCGCCCGGCATGTCAAAGTAGTCTTCTGGCAGAGTGCCATTCCGCACATAACCCTCTAGGTCTTTTGCCACTTGAACCACATCACGACCAGAGGCGATGCCTGTCTGAATGACGTCCCTCATAGCCGTCCTTGTCGATTCAGCTTGCTCCCAAAGGCGATCCGATACAGTCAACCCCTTGCGCGTACGGAGCCAGAATGCTTCAACCGCCGATGTATTCACATCAGCGAATCCTCTTTGAAGTCTTACGAAGTCAACAGGAATCTTAGCTTGTTTCAATGAACCAATCAAGAAGTTGTCTACCGGCTTAGCACCGACTTCAATAACCTGCTTCATCCCTGTCTTTATCAAGGCCGAAGATTGCTGATAGATGTTATCGGCCTCTCGGCGCAAGGATTTTTCTAATGCCTCCAGATGATTCCGAGTCAATAGCCCAGTAGTGGACTTTAGATTCCTCAAATCCTTCGCCACTTGATCAGCAGCATCCACATATATCTTATGCAAAGCAGGCTCATGTCTTAACTTAATTGCCAAAAAATCACGCCTGGCCCGAAGTAGTTCTCTGCCCATTTCAGTATCTGATATAGACCGAATCAGCTCAATGTTGCGCCTGGTCATCTCATGGAGTGGCATTAGTCATCACCGGCACGCTTTTTGTTTTTCTCCGCTTCGGCCAAAACCTGTTCGATCATCTTCAGTTCATTCTCGGCTAACTCGGCATCTTCTAGCTGTGACCTACGCAGACCATCCTGGATGATTCTATCCTTCTCGCCTACCACATTAGGATCATCGCTTTTATACTCATTCATAGTCTCAACGTATTGGGCCAGGAACGTCACTGCAGCTTCATGGCTCATAAGTTGGTTAGTAGTCGCCATCGAAAGACCTCTGATTAGTACCTCTAGCATAGCAGCTACTTCTTTTTCATCCCTTGGATCGACTTCATCCCAAAGTAGTTCTACGGCGTGTGTCGAAAACTTCTTACCACCAGCCATAGAGTGCATAGTCAGAGCCATTCTAGCAAGTAGCTTCCAACTGTCTGCGAAGTGTTCTCGCTTTCTTAGAATCTTTTTAACCAGTACAGGCATCTGTTCTTTAACACTAGCCTGGCTTGATGGTGTATGTGTACCGAAAGAAAATTCGGGTGTCTCAGATACGTCAACAATGCAAAAGAAAAGTAGTTTAAGGAGTGGTTTCGCATCGCCAGTTGCAGAAGCTACCTCGATGAACTCCGCATCTTCTTCTGCACCTTCGAATATGAGTAGGTCTTTGCCCTCTAGGTTGATCCGCCCGCCGTCTCGTGCAAACTTCTCGGGATCTGTGATTCCGAAGTTGTTGAGTAGGAACTTAGAAACGTTTTTCAGCTTTAGTTTCAGCCTGGGTGTACTGTGGAGCTTAGACCCTTGAATGGCGTGGAGCATCACATCGTGATATGCCTTCATGAATGGCTCGATAGCCTCTAGCTCACTCTTACCATAGGTTGCCCCGGGATTCTTTTCGTTAGAGAATTGCACGATAGGAATGAAGCCCCACTTGCTTGGGACCGCACCCATTTCTATCCCGGGATTATCACCTTCAACGGAAGTGATGCGCTCATCCTTGTTGATTCGTTCTTGGACGACGCACTTCCTTTTGTTACCCACTTCATCAATCCACTCGGTTGCAGCCTCCAAGACATACTCAATGACTTCCCCCGTTATGGGATCGCGCCTTAACTTGTTGTGAGCGATCATATCGGGAGGGATAATGTTGAAAACCAGCCTATATTTGCCGGATTCGGGATACAACTCTTCGGTCTCATCAGATTCTTCAAGCGTGAGCCATACCCAACAATCTGCGTCCCTAAGTGCACTCAAATGAACCTGCTGTTGAAGGGAAGCGATCTGGGCTTGAAATTCGTCTAGCGCCACTTGCGCATCTTCGTCCTCGATAACAAACGCAGGTACGCCCATGAAGCCAACAACCGTATTGATTACCGGCTTAGCTGCCCATGCGCCTAGTTTATAAGCGTCCTCTGTGTTATCATACAGGTTTCTAGCTAGTTCATAGTCAACCTTCTCGGAATTTAGCTTATAACCTCTAGATAACACGCCGGTGCTTATAGCCCAACTAGATACTTTTTGGCGGAGTTTTGATATTTCACCTGCAATCTTACCTGGTAATTTAGTCATTTCGCCTACAATGCTCAATTTGTCACCTCGTTTCTCAACTATAGATTCTAGCTCCAGCAAGTAAAGCCATGGCGTCAGGATCTTGTCTGTTTCCTCTGGCCAACAATAAGCAGACCGCATCTCCGAAGTCGGGAGAACGACCTAGGCGTTTCTTCATCTCTTCTTTTGTTTCGACAACAATCTGCCCACGTGAATTGATTTTGTACTTAATGCCGGATAAGTCGGCTAAAAGTTCATCATTAGGCGGTAGGCCAATGGGATCGGGATTGGTGGCAGGATTAGGATCAAGACGTTCTCGTAAAATCCACCAGAGTTCACTACGCAGATTAGCAAAGTTCTCTGGGTCCTTAGCCCTTTCGGCCACATTAATTTCTGTGACGTTCAAGTTTTGTTCATTAAGCCTGTCAACTACGCCAGCGCCAAGGCCGATAACATCCACCTTAATATCTGTGGGTTTGTGCTCTTTGTGTGCCATAACAACGCGACCGGCGGTCTCCATGGTGTCTTGTTTGCTGTACTCTTGAAGACCCACGATTTTAGAGCCATACCTTACACCAATCACAGTCTTATCACTACCGTATCTGGCGACGTCTACGCCGATTTCGATAGGTTCGCCCTTCTCCATGTCAATCCATCTTTCCATAGCGGCTTCAATCCATGATAAGGGAATAAGGGTATCCTCGCCATCTTCGGCAAATTGCCCCTTAACACGTGCAATGTATGCAGGAGAATCCGGGCCCCAGCGTTTGTACTTATCAGCTACCCATTCGGGTGTAATAAGTTTCGCATTAGCGAGTGGCCCAGTGATTTTATCCTGCCAAGTTTCGTTTGCGATATCTTCTTCCGTGATGCCGAACGCAGTAAAATTCGGAGTGTCGAAAGCTGATATACTAATCGTGTTCCAGCCAGGGCCCTTAAAGGCCTTGTAAAATGTGCCATTGGTGTTCGTTGGGTTACCCAGCAATAAAAGGCGTGCGTTGCCGGAAGTAAGCACACCCTCGATAGCTTCAAAAATATCCTCTGGCACACCAGCTGCTTCATCTACCACCACTAAAATGTTTTCTTCATGGAAACCCTGAAATCTATCCGGTTCATTAGTAGACAGCCCTGCGGCATACCATTCGTCTTGAACAATCTGGATTTCCGGGCTCTTAGGTAGGATGTTGCCCCCCAAGGGAAACTTGGCTCTCCTGTGCGAAGCTCTAACCTCTTTCCAAATCAACTTTTCAACCTGCCTCCAAGTCGGTGCTGTACTCAGCACAATTGAATATGGAAATGTGTATAAAAACCAAAGAATTACTTGACCAGCCGTAAATGATTTTCCTACACCATGGCAACTGCGGACCGCAGTCCTGGGATGATCCCTGACCGATTCAAGTATTTCCGCCTGTTTGCTCCAAGGTTTAGCGTTAAGAGCGTCTTCGACGAACCACACCGGATCACGTTGGGCTTTCTGAAGAATCATCTTCGCCTTCAATGGCCTTCACCACCATGTCCACCCAATTGTTGAGTTGTATCGGGCCACCATCTTTGCCGGTGATTTCTTGTCGTTCCGTGTACAGACCAGCCATCTCTAAAATGACCTTTCCGTGGTTGTAAGAACCCCTTATCGCTTCTTTGACAAAAGCGTTCATTACTGGCATCAAATGCCTATCAACCATTTCCCGAGATGTTTTCTTGACCAGTGCTACAAATTCGGGCTTTTTAAAGGCTTCATAGTAAGTGGCACGACTGACTTCTGCCAGTTGACATATTTTTGTGACAGGAAGGAAGCGATTATTGGGATCTAATAGGACTTCCAGAATTTTTTGCTCTGCGTTTGTAGGCTCGTAATCTGTACGGGTTTGATCAGTCATTTTTACCACCTCACTTTAGAATATTAGGCACCTCTTGCCCTGGTCGTGACCAATCTAAGTCTATCTCTAAAATCTCCTTGAAGTCCTGCACAGTGTGCTTGACCAAAGGTAGATGTGAAGATATCGGTATATGCATAAGCTCATGAAGCATCAATATTGCCAGTTGTTCCTCGCTCAATAAATCACACCATTGCCAATAAAACACAATTGCGTATTCAGCATCAGTGAAAAAATTGATGGGATCTGTTCCAAACTTGTAACATTTCGCAATCGCTGATTTTGGTTTGGTCTCATGTTCAACCAGAAATAGGACTTCATCGATATCTACGTGGCGCACTTCATCTCTACTTGCGATCACCTTCTCGGCAAGTTCTCGCATCCACTCAGGTTGTGTCCATAGTGCCACATAGACCCCCTCCTCTTTTGGCGAAGGAGGCAGGACTCGAACCTGCAGCCCTCGGTTTTGGAAACCGTAGCTCTTCCGTTTGAGCTACCGCCTTACGAATTTCTATCTAAAATACCGATTTGGTTTCGATCTTCGTTTACCGCTCAGTTAAACAATGAGCATTTATCGTCCTATTATCGCATAAGGTTCCCTGTTGTTTAGAATATTGGTCAAAGCTTCTTCTGTTTCTTTTACCAACCCCTCTAAAGCTTCAGCATCTCCTTGGCAACCAGCACAGTCTATCAGTACATCACGAACAATTTCAATGCGCTTCAATGTTTGTTCCATGGTCACCTCCTGCTTATAGACCGCAGGATCTCTGCGGGATATATGGATCACACTCCTTTCTATTTGCACACCACAGCAAACAAAAACATGATCCGCCTCCCCTTTTTTAAATACACCCGCCCCCACCCCGGCTTTTTGAAGTCATCCCGTCTCATCTAGAATGCACACCCCTGTGGAGTGTGGAGAAGAATGGTCTTTTGATAGTGTATAGTCCCCTCCCGCACCCCGGACATTCCCAGTATGCAGGCAACCGTTTTTAAAATAAGGTGGGCAGTCGGTTTCTTTACACCTGCACTGCCCTGGTCCCGGTAGCGATGCCCGGACCTGAATTTATAGCAAACCCCCAACGCGCCAATGGTGACCCATCCACAAGGTTAGGGGCTCACTAACAACAATACAAACGCCATGCCATTCTCCATGCTTTGCGAAAAGCGTCTCTTCGGTCTTCGTCATACACGCTGCGGTTCACCTTGTAATGCCCAATTAAACAATTGAGGAACTCTCTCATAGAGATAACCCATCACGATCAACCACTATTGCAAACATCAAACGACAAAACGCATGTCCCAAATGATCGTCTTGTTCGTCACCAGCTAGATAGGCGAATATGTGTTGCAATGCATGGTTCAAGTGTTCCTCTGGAGTGATGCGTTTCCAGTTGTCACGCCCATACTTATCGGCGCCCTTTTGGAGAATGCCTGCTAGTTGAAACATAGCTAGAGCATCTAGTTGGGTGAAAGCATATTCCATCTTGCTTTGCTTCCCGCCATGTTCGTTTACGTCCATTGGGGCATCTTTGCCAACGCCATCTATTTCTATTGGTATAGTTTCGAATCTAATGTATTTGCTATCGCAATGGGGGCATTGCAATGTATTGCCGATTGGTTCTCCACAACCATCGCAGAATAAATTGTTACCATCTGTCGGGAAACTGGCACTGTATTCTTCCATGCACCGTAAGGAACAAAACCTAGGGCCTATACCACTACCATCCAACATCCACGTATGCCAGGAGCAAATAGGTGCCCCACAATGTCCACACTCAAGAGAATTAACCTCTACAGGTTGTTTCGCCATGACTTAACCTCCCGAAGTAAAAACTTTGATTAGAACCAACGGCCAGAATACAAAGCCTGCCGTATCGTCTACAAGAATGTCGCACGATAACTTCCGGCAATCACCGCCGTATTGCTTAATACGATCATCAGAATTTTCGTTATGGTAGTGGAAATCTATGCCCTTCATCCAACACGCCCAAACAGCTTCGTCAAGTAAAATACCCTCTCGGCATGTCCAAAGAATAAGCGTATGTCCTCTGCGGTAGAGCCATCTGCATACGAACTTCGCCCCGAACTTAAAGCGACCTATCTTTGGGTATCTACTCTTAACAATCGTGCCATCAAAGTCCAGGCCGATCACAAGTTTTTTCATGTTGACCTCCTATTGGATCGTGGAGTACCAGATTTCCCGCAATCCACGATGCTTGTCCCATATAAATGATTGGCTAGTAGCTATTGCACCAACATAACCAGATTCGGCGTGCCATGAGTCTGTAGCTGTCACGCTCGATAAACGCCGCACTTTGACTCCGAATTCTTCTTTGACTTGCTCACTATGGAGATGTCCTGTATGCCACTCCCTGTAAAGAGTACGCCCCCAGGCCTCTGCAGCTTCAATTTGCATGTTACCAAAAAGACGTTTGCCCTCTTTGTCTCCATGAGTGTATCCGATTAAGCACTTGCCAAACTCAATATACTTTCGTGTTTTAGGATTGGTGTCCACCTCGATGTTTTCGTTGTTGCGAAAATATGAGGCAAGATTAACTATAGTGTAAAACGAGATTTGGGTGTCGTGATTACCAGGGATTTGAAAAACTTTTACTGGAGCAAGTTGAGCCAATATGTCTATCGCCCGAATTAGTAGCTCGTTACCCTTCAGGAACATTTTCTGCCACCTAGAATCGTTGTCTTGTGCTGTTCCTTTGGTGGTATTGCCCGCTATGTCATCGTAGTTAAAAAAGTCACTCCCGATAGGAAAGATGATTTGCTCGAAGTCGGTGTCTCTGGCTCTCTCCACCACATCATAAATGACGTCCATAAACCGCTTTTCAGCAATTTTACTGTCATAGTTTTCTCCTGTTTCGGGTTCCCAGGCTAGTTTGGCAAGATGAAGATCCACAATGGGAACTTCAAGCATTAAGCCTGATTTGACCTTGGGCCTTAATGGGATTGTTGGGCCATCATATTTCCACTCGTGTTCTGATATGAGACGATGAATTTTTTGCAGTTGATAGTCTTTCTTACGATATTGCTCTAACTCTTTTAACGCTAACTCAATCTCTCTATGCTGCAACCTTATAAAATACTGTTGCTTTTTTCGTTCTAGGGATTGATCAACCAGTTCTTCAATGTCGCCCTCTAGTTCTTCGTCCAGGTAAGGCACATCGTCCTTGGTTATCCCGAATGCAGATTTAACTACCCAAAAATCACGCCTAGGCATGTCCAGTTCACGACAAACGCCATTGATAGTGAGCTTCTGTTCGCAGTAGAGTTGCTTTAACTGCCTTAACTTAGCCTTGGTGATTTCAAGGGTACGGATTCGAGAAGTAACAATGTAATAATCTCCATGATCTACTATGCTAGGCTTCTGTTCTTCCTGGCCTTCGGCAGTTCCAGCTAACTTTTGCTGTTTATCATGGCGATAGAATCGGCTATTTACCGCCCTCCGCGTTGTACCAAGTTCGTCAGCTATCTCCTGTTGAGTTAAGCCTGCTTCTCTCAATTCAAGTGCCTCATTAAGCCAACCGATTCCGCTCACCTCCCGATTTTGGGTATAAGAAAAGGCCCGCAATGGGGCCTTCGTTTTATTAGTATTTCACGAGAATCGCTCCTCTTTTTGATTTTGCTACACACTACCACAATAACACGGTTTTTGACCTAAAAACCGACATAATACTGACAGGATTCTGCACACTACAACCGATTCATATCAATAGCCCAAACCTCTTGCCAAACTTCGGCAAAATCCTATCCCTCCACCTGTAAATGTCCCGCTCGTCTATGCCAAGAGCCATCGCAACACTTACATTACTCGCGAAACCCTTGAAGTATCTTAGCTCAACGTACTCTTTTTCTTCGGCTGGCAAGATGTTTAGTACGTCCTCTATTGCTTTTACCCAAAACATTTCGCACGTGGCGACATTTTCCAGCATGGCCAGCTGTATTGCTGTAGCTTCAGTCGGTCTTCCAATCCCACCGCCTCTAGGCTGGCCATCGCTCGGCTTGCACGATCCAAGGTCTCCATAGATGTTACTCTTTTGCTCCTCATACTCCCGTATGATTGTTTTGTTGAGCGGGTACTCCCTCAATTTATGTTCGACAAATTGAATTTCTGGCTTTTTGAGCCTACGTCCCAAAAGAACACCTCCCATCATAAATCCACCGCACTACGCTCTGTCATGGCCTTGATTGAACGGCTATGCCTACGCTCGAACATATCCTCGAAGTAAACCACCAGATCAGTCAATTTGCCATTTTTTGCACACACCTGACATTCATACCTCCCAGTCTTGCCGATCAGAAGTAGTGCTGATTTCACCCGGCAAAATGGGCAATATACTCTTATTATGACTTCAGCCCGACCTTCTTCAAGACGAATGATTTTCTTGATTATATCCACGTGCTCTAGTTTGAGTTTCATACCTCAGCACTCTTTCCAGTTCCATAGTCTTTGCATGCCCTTTGCTGGGATTGGCTCCGGCAACACTTTTATATTCACCAGCTCCCAAGCGTAACGGCTAGGTGTCCAATCCCCGAATAATAACTCCTGTTCTGTAGGCACTATATATTTGTGAAAATCAGGGTGTTTCTTTGGAACATCAAGCTCTGCTCCAATTTGGATTGTTCTAGCAATATTAAGGTTCGTGCCAGGGTTGTGTACGATACGCCAGCAGTTTATAAGTTCTGCTACGGCAATGACACATCCATAAGGCAATCTGTCAAAGCTGTCTATATCAGGTAAGCCTAAAGCCTCAGCGAAGGGGAATAATGCCCACTTGGAGTACATATCTGTGTCAAATTGCTTTTTGGCTGCGTGAATCGCTATTGGTCCCCTGTAATCGGTTTTCCATGATCGGGTTTCGAACTTCTTAGCTCCACAAGCTATTAAAGATGCCCACGGTTGCCATATAGTGATTGCTTTCATGATTTCACCTCACACATAGTTCTTGCCGAACACTTCCACGAACTTTTCAAAGCCGTAAAGCTCCATGAAACGCTTTTGTATTTCTTGTTTCATCCTGTCGTCTAGCTCTTTGTTAAAGTGAACTCCTTTATTGGATTGATTGTGCCAATCGCCTCTAAGGTATACCCAGCAACCCCACTCTAGTGCCTTCTGGCGTTGGCCTCTACCAAAGAACACCTCATGACGATGGAGGTTGTGGGTGGCCCCGGTTAGATAGCACTCCTTGCGGTCTTGCATGATGCTGGGTGCTACTTTGATTCTTCGCCTAGGGCTTTTCTTGGGCTTGGGGACTGCGGCCATCTATTTCGCCTCCCATAAATTTTTCATTCTTGCCAATTCGTCAGGCGTAGCTGTTTCGATTCCAAGTGCCTGCGCATCTTGGACTACGCTATCAATGAGCTGGCTCATTTGCTTGGTGTTATACCTGCTCGAACCCTTGTAGGCTACGATATTTGTGCATCCATCTATTTTGCTATCCATCGTTTCTGTTTGCCAGCCAAGACCCTTGCTTTCCCAGTCGGAGCAGAAAGTGTCTACTGCCTCGTTAATGATGCAAACAATATGCGACACGCCACCAATTTCGCGGATGGTATTCCTGTACACTTCGTTTCTGTTAACACCAAGTTCGGCAGCTATCTTGTCCATGAGGACCCACGCATACGAATTGGCGTTTAAGCTCCGCTTCTTGCGATACTTCTTGACCTCAACAGTGATGTCGCCATCTTTCAGCTTGTCAAACTTCTCCCGGAAGTCAGCATCCAGTTCAATTGTTACACGTTGTTTTCTGTTGCGACCAAACGATAAATCAACTAGACGGCCCTTCATGGTACCCCTCCCTGTTGATGGACCTAGCTTGGTCAAATCCATCCGGGTAACGCTTTTCCAGTTTAGCGATGTTCAAAGCTGCAACTTCCTCAATGGAAGAGCCCACTCGGATAGCGAGTTCGTGAACAATACTCACTGCCGCAAATCCGTAGTCTCTTAGCTTGAAAAGTTCATATCCCATTTGCGCAGAATAAGCTTCGCTAACCAGCCTACTTGTGGTTTTCATTAAGAGATCGGCCAAACCATACAGTTTCATGTTTTCCAGCATGTACCCATCAACACATTCACACGGACAGATACTATCCATAGACAACTCGTTTATGCTGAAAGCAGCTGCCACGTACCAAGTCCAGTCCCCTAATTCTTCTACAAGCTTGTCCTTATCCAACTCATGACCGTGATAAAGGACCTTTTTCAGGTAGTCAACGATTTCCCCAACTTCTCCGAATATACCCATTATAATGTTGCCGCCCGTGGCGTTTCCTAACGTTCGTTTTGCTACTTCTTGATACTCTTTAAGTTTCATGCGCTCACCTCATCGTATTTTATTGTCCATTATTCTGCGTTCCGTGTACATTTTAATGGACAGAGGGGGTAAAAAAATTTATCGCGATTTACCCCCAAGCCTTAGTTCTCTTGCTACAGTAATATTCTAGATTCGCCGTATCCTACCCTGCCCATTGACACGCTAAACTGCCTCTGTTAGTACGATCTCCACCCTTGGGTTAAGCTTGTCCACGCCAAATCGGTGGCTTATGCTGCTAATTTGTTTGCGCCCATCGCCTGGCAGTACACCCGCCTGCACCAGGCCGTCTAGCACAAATTTTATCCCAGCAGATACGTTGTCTGGGTCTTTGCGCAGGTTTTTGGTCACCCAGGTGCAAGTGACATCCACCGGCATTTTGAGTTGCCCTTTCGGGACACCCGCGCACCCCCACGCCACCGCCTCGGTGTGCATACTTTTGGCTTTGGCGTAGGCTTTTGGGTGTTTTTTTGCAATGGCGATGATTTCGTTTAGATCCGGTAGCTCGCCTTCAATGGTGATTTCAAGTTGCATGGCTACACCTCCAATAGTTCCGGATTGTCGTGGGGGTTTCCGATTACATGCCATCCGTTTATACCATTAAAAAGTATATTTTTAGCCGTATTTCCAAGGTGGTCATACGTAGAAACGGTGTAATTGCCAACCTCCGTGAAACTACTCTCGTCCCAAACCACTTTTCCTGTGGCTAAATATTCCCCACTGGGTGCTCTCTCACCTAATTTGTAGATTGGCGCCCTCCGTTGCACAATATCCCCCTCAAAAATCTTCACACCATTTTTGTCTTTAAGACCGGTGTATTGCCCGACTGTAGCGGGGTCTACGTCGTGCCAATCTGCCCCTTCGTCTTGGATTTGTACCCACCCGGACCGTTGATAGGCCAGTATGCCCAACCCATAAACCCACTCGCCGTTGTCAATCCGCTTGCCCCTGAACTCAATCTCTCGGTTCATCTCCGGCTACCTCCCTGTGTATCTCCTCCCACAATTCGGGGTTTTTCTTTTTCAAAAGGCGTTCTTTGAACTGCCACTTATTTCTATCTCGTCTCAACCTTTGCTTTTCTTCGTTTGCTTTTCTGAGCTGGTTTTCTAAACGAGATGATTTTCTTTTTTCTACTCGGTATGGTTCTTGTCCAATATCTCCCGTCCGCCTGGCGATACTCGCAACAAATTGCCACTTTAGCAAAGGGTTGTTGTTTGTGGCGGGGCGCTTTACAATGCGAAGGGCATCATCCTTGACGATCATTAACCCACACTCTTCGGGGACCTCCTCCGCCCCAATCAAGCCAGCGGGTGTCACGAAGTAAAACTCGTTAGAGTGGGCTATCGCCTGTTGTCTTTTGTCTGGGTTGGCTATCTCTGACAAAAAGTCTGATCGTGAAACTTTAATTTCAAAGGCGATAGAGGTCAGTCCTTTGGAGGGCCAGCAGTTAATCGCCCAGCCATCTAACCTCTGTTCTGGGTTTTTAACCTGATTATGATCAAATCCCACATATCCGGTACCCACTCGCAGCTCTGAGAAAAAAGCCCATTCGGGAGGACTATATCTCCGTCTAAGTAGCTCTGTTATCTCCTTTGCGGTCATCACCTAACACCTCCATATCCTCTGGTAATACATGCACAGGTTTCCGATGCAGATCGTAAGCAACCAGGTAGCATTCAATGTATTTTTTTGGAAAGAATACAGCGTAATCCGGCCAGTAATCGACTATACCTTCCTGGACGTGCCTGTGGCCGATAACGATGCCATCTAATTTTTGCTCCCTGGGTACCCACTTTCGCACCGTGTGCCTCGCCTCATGATCCCAGCGCTTTTCTGGCTCAATAATTCTTCGCACTCGTACTTTGTCGCCCAGCGTGTACTTTGTCATCCCCCAGCACCTCCTTGTAGCTCCCCAGAGCATTGTTGATCTGGTGGAAGTGGGCCCGTGTATACCAGTTAGGTTGATGGTGCTCCAGCAAATCAAAAGCCATCTCCAACGCCGCCACAAGCTCCCGGGCGAGGGATTCACACTTTTTCGCCCGTTCCTTGTCAGTTGGCGTGGCTTTGTGATCCCCAATAATATCTAATATCGGGTCAATTTGTGTAAATGCGCCATCATAGTACAACTCGGGGTTTTCATAACCATCCATACAATACTCAGCTATTCTTTCCAGCTTATTTTCAGCGGCAATTGCCCTTTCGGTATTATGGATGGCGGTTTCGTGTATGGTATCTGGACACTGTTCTCTTTCCGGGCTATTTGCCATAGATACTAACCAATTTAAGCTGACTTTCAGATCACGCATTACGCCGAACCTCCCCTATCATGCTTTTTGCCTTGCCCATCGCCATGTTCCAGCCAGCAAGAAACTCTGGATCATCTGTGCTAAACCTGGGTGTTAATTCGTGCTCTAGCAACGCGATGTTTGTTCTAAGTTGTTTGTATCTCCGCTCTGCCTTGTAAGCCCTATCCTCCGCCCTCCAGGCCAAAATCTGGAACACCACACACGCAACCAAGGTAATGAATACAAATGGTTCATACATCATTCGTCACCCTCGCTTTCCCAAACCACATTGCCAAACAAATCTTTTGCTTGATAACAATCACCAAATATCGCGCTCAACGGCCTAGCTTTATCAGCAAGCTCCTGCAGGTCGTTGCCGGCGTGCATTGTGGCCATGTCGCCACGGTATAGTTGATAAGCAGGTGGTCTAGCCATCAGAACGGAATGTCATCAAATTGTGGTTCTGTCGATTCGTCCTTCGCCCAGTTTCCCGCACTTGAGCTTTCGGATTCCTTTGCCCTGTCTAAGAAACGGACGTTATCTGCCACGATGGAGGCAGCCTTTCTACGAACGCCATTTTGGTCGTCATAGGAACGAATCTCCAGCCTGCCTTCTACTGCAACCAAACGCCCTTTTGCTAGGTGATTAGCACAGGTTTCAGCTTGCTTGCGCCAGGTTACGATGTCAATGAAGTCTGTTTCTCTCTCGCCACCTTGGGATACGAATGGCCTGTCCACTGCAAGAGTGAAATTGGTGCAAGCGTGCCCTGAACCTGTATACCGTAATTGGGGATCTGCCACAAGCCGACCAATCAAAATCGCTTTATTCAACATTGTTTTTCCTCCTTTTATCTCCACGTTCTATGCTTTTCAGCTATCCATTCTACCCCGTCATACTCCTCGATTTGCCATTCTACATCGTCTGGTATTTCAATAATTTTTAACTTTGAACAAGAACTGTTTGCTTTAACGCCCAGTTCTTCCACCACTTGGACTAGAATTGGATCGTTACGGGGAATGACGTTTTCATCGGAATACGCATTGTCGGGTATCGCATTAATATCTACCGTGTCCCCGTAATCATGATGGACACAATGCACAAGGGAAAATCTTTCGTTGACACCAACTTTCTTGGCAAGATCATTCCACCCTTCTTGTCGGTAGAAATGCGCCTCTTTGCCTATTAGCTCACAGTAGCGCTGTATGGCGAGAAGCGATAATCCGAACCCTCCATAACACCTATTGATTACTAGCTTCATCTAACTCACCCCCTTACGAAACAAATTGCTCCTAACCAACTGTTTAAGTAGTTTTTCCAGCTCATACTCCACATTCTTAACCTCTTGCTCTGCAACTTTCTTTTCTTCTTCTAGGGCCTTGATTCTGCATGTCACTAGATTTGTTTGGTGAATCAACTGCCCGCGCTCTGATTCCAGAATGTCGATTTGCCCAGCCAAATCATCGACAACCACATCACTTTCACTCTTTACCCGTTCGGCTTCCACTCGCAGACTTTGAATCTTAGCGATTAGCTCATTCGCTATGGTCTTGTTAATATCACTGGGGAACCCATAATCAATCTCAAACACCGTGATGATGGTTTTGCCTTTTTCGTCAACCACGAAGATCCAGTGATCAGAATTGGCATAGTATAAGGATCCTTCATCACTCCACACATACTCTGCACTTTGGAATGCTTGGCGAATCTGTTCTTCTGCATTCTCGCCAGCTTTTGGATTAACCCGTTGTTCCCAGCGTTCTCTTGCGTGTTTGGTGACATTCATTTAATCGCCCTCCTTTGCTTTCAAATCGTCTAGCTTATACGTTACTACCGGCCCATTCAATGCTGCCATCTCTTCTTCGTCCCGTTTTGGAAAACGGACATGGACCCCTTCCCATTTTGGGAAGTCCGGGAAACTTCGTTCGCCGTAATCATCATAGGTGATTCCCATTCCCGCAACGCGTCCGCCATTTGCCAGACCAGAACGCAAGAAGCTATTGACATGTCGCTTTTTACGGACCATCACTTCACCCCCCTTAGTATGAGAAGTAGATCTTTCCGCACTTTTCGCACATGACGTATATACGCCCGTTTGATATGGGCAGAAAATCATTGTGGATCTTGGCCTTCACATACCGATGCCTGCAGAAAAACTGTCTAAGGTGTGATTTAGTAACAATCTTGTCCATACCGTTTGCCCCTTTCGCTCTGTATCTTGTGCCGAATTGCATTCAGAGCTTGGTTCCAACCTTCGTCATATGCGTCAACCTTACCCAAGTCGAGTTTTTTCTTCAGGATATACGAGTTGTATTCCACTTCGTCTAATTGGTCCGTCAAAAGCTCAACCTCTGTCCGAAGTTTCTTGTTCTCATCCTGAGTATCAATCCACTTATCAACTTGTGTAAACATATAGACCAACACCGCAATCAGAGTAGCGATTAAACTAAAGAAGATGTAAATTTGTGCCATTGTTAATCCTCCTTTTTTATGCGCTTTGCTTCGCTTTACACATTTCAGGCAGGTTGGCCCTTACTAGCGCTTCGGCAAATGGTGGTGGCACGGAATTTCCGCATTTGGCAACCTGCTCTTTTTTTGTAATGGGATTTCCTTGGGAATCGTGAGCAAAAATGTAACCCTTTGGGAATCCTTGTGCTAGATAAAGCTCTTTTGGTTGAAGCATTCTTAGGCCAATATCTGCAATCTGGTATTCTTGCCCCAAAACAGTCACCAGCCCAAACCTATCCTTTGTTGTCACTGTATCCAATGGTCGATCTAGAGCTTGTCCCGCTCCTCGACCGTAATATTTGACCAGGAATGTTCTAACCTCGCCAAAGTGTGTGCCCCCTGCTGTAATGGTCTGAATTGGTTCCCTTACCCTTTGCCCCAAGTTTGTACCCTTGAATTTAATTAAATGACTAGTAACCAGTGCATATCTGTTGGATGTGTCCTGTGTTAGTAGCGGACTGTCAATTGCTTGCCCCCTAGGAGAACTGTCATAGCTGTGATATTGAGTGAGGAAATGCGCCTGCGCACCAGATTCCTTTTCAACGATGAATGGCTTCGGATTCTCAAAGACGAACTTCTCCAACCCCCCGGCGATTCTCCTTAGTGTGTTTTCAACCAAAGGACGTTTGCGAGTAAAAATACCAGGACACGGCAGAGACCAATCTATGCACTCTGCGGCCGTTCTGTAAGGCTCCTGAACTCCCGAAACCACAAGCAGACTGTCGGGCTCTCCATGTGTAGGTTCTGGCCATACGATAGGACTACCGTCACATCTTGCAATCAAGAACAATCTTTTGCGCGTTGTAGGTGCCCCATAATCACAAGCCCTAAGTTCTCGCCAGTCCACTTTGTAACCCAACCTCCGCAGCTGTTTTACGAATAGGTTAAACGTCTGCCCCTTGCGCTCAGGGCAAGGTTGTCCTGTAGCCAATAGAGGACCCCAGGTCTGAAACTCCTCCACATTTTCAAGAACGATCACTCTGGGTCTCGCCGTTTTGGCCCACCTGACAGCTAACCAAGCAAGGCCTCGAACAGCATTTTTCTTTGGTTTTCCTCCCCTAGCCTTACTAAAGTGGGTGCAATCAGGGCTGAGCCACATCAGACCTACTGGTTGCCCTTTGGTAGCCTCTTGGGGATCAACATCCCACACTGATTCTAAATAGTGTTTGGTCTTGGGATGATTCGCCTTGTGCATCGCGATTGCGATAGGATCATGATTGATGGCTATATCGACATGCCTTCCCGTTGCCATCTCGATCCCGCTAGATGCTCCACCTCCACCTGCGAAACTGTCTACAATCAACTCCCGCATCGTCAATCCCCCTTTTTGGGCCTAAATACAACGATCATGCTTGGGAATGGTGCTGAGTGCTTAGCCCCCACGAACTTCAACCGGCCTTTCAAGAATCGAATTTCAGATGCCTTGCTATAGATAAATTCGTGAAACCACTTTGTACAGGTTCTGGCGGGTAATAAGCAGACAACTGTTGCACCCTTCAAAGATTCCTCATACGCTTTCTGAACCCAATCAATAACCCCTGGGACGTACACATCGTTGTGGTATCCCCTCTTCTTGCACACCTTCTTCTTACAGTTTGGCTTGCAAGGAAACTCAGGATCACCATAAGGAGGGTTCATCCAACAGATGTTATCGCCCCAGTCTTGCTTTAGTCCATCATCTTCTGGGCTGAAAAAGGTAGCCAGCTTTGAATTATGTTCTTCAGCGCAAACATCTAGTGTGAATGTAAACTCCTCGCCCAGTTCGCAAAACAACTCCCATGGTGTTTCCCAATCTTTTCTTTCGCTTGAAAACATAAGATCTGTGTCCACGTCTTTCCTCCCCTATTCCTTTCTCCCTTTTGTTGCATCGCTATATTTCGTTGCCCAATCACCGGGGCAGTCAATCCATTGCATGTAAGGTTGTTTGAACATCGCCAGTGTGTACTTCCCGGCGTTACCGCCTTGACGGTTCTTCGCCACCTCAATCTCTGTAATCCAATCGCCCATATCAGAGCCAAGAAATCCCGGGTCGTAATAGCCTTCACGGTAGAGAAACAAAATGACGTCTGCGAATTCCTCAATATTTCCGCTATCTCTGAGATCTGACATGAGTGGTCGCTTGTCATTTCTTGTCTCGACTCCGCGATTTAGCTGAGCCAACAAAACAACAAACACATCTATTTCTTTGGCCAAATCTCTGAGTTTCTTGACGGCTTGTCCCACTTGTAGGTAGTATTGTCTGTCATCAATGTTCATGGCTGTTAAATAGTCAACTGCAACCCACTTCATGTTTGGGTTACGCATTTTTTCTAGTCTTGCAATGGAACATATTTGATCTGCAGTTAGTCCTCTTCTGTCACTGATTCTGATAGGCAATTCTCGAAGCTTAGACAAGCCACTATAAAACTTATCCAGATTTTCTTTATCCAGCATTCTGCGCAAATAGCTCACAGGCATCGTTTCAAGACTGGCTATGTTCCTTTGGCCGATCTGAACATCTTCTTGCTCCAAGCTAAATATTAAACCCGGCAATCCCCTCTGAGCCCAACCGACGCACTCGGATAACATGTATGAGGTTTTTCCCATGCTCGGCCTTGCAGCCAATATGGTAATTGAACCCGATTCAAGACCTCCAACCAGATCCTGTACTCCTTGCAGATTAAGTGGATATACCGGCAGTTGCTCGCCACTCTGAATGCGCTCCTGCCTGAGAAACAGTTTTTCTGCCACATCGTGCATGCTCTTGACATCACTTTTCCCGGTTTTGTCGAACGCATCAATCATGGCCTGCTGCGCTTCAGCAATGAGCTGATCAGTCGCTTTATCATCCTGCTGCAATTTGTTCAAGGCGTTTAAGAGTGTCTGGTAGACTACTCTGCGTTTAAAAAGGTCTTCCAACTCGAACAATAGGGACTTGGTTTCTTTGGTTGTCACGTGCCCCATGATTACATCGAGCAAATCGTCAACAGTCACACTGACCTTCCGCTTGTGCATCTCGTTGTAAATCTTAACGCTGGATGGTCTTTGTCCACCCTCCGTGAGATCAATAATTATCTCAGCTATTGTCTGATACTCTGGATCCGAAAATAACTCTGCCCGGAAATCTGGCGCGATTTCCCGCCACACCTCTGGCTGCTTAATGATATTCCCGAGTAACCTAGCTTCAACCATCAAGTTTATGTTACGATTCATTTGCTCTCCTCCGGTAGGTACAATTCTCTGTGGCGCCTTGGGGATTCTTTTGCGGTCTTTTGTTGCGCCTGTTGTTGGTAGTTAACCCACCTGATCCCCTCGTTAAGAAAATCAGGTGCACCATTGGACTGATTGAGAAACTTTGGCAATGTCCATTTGTGTTTATAAAAGTAATCAGGATCACGGTAGATAGTGACGTATCTGTCTATAGCTTTCTTGATTTCATCAAAGGGGAGTTTATTCAATCCCTTTTGGATTTGTTTCAGCGTAGTATCGGTTTCTTTGTGGACGACAATTTCTTGTTTGTTCCAGTAGTTGAGGAGCTCATGGGCTTGGCCACTATATGTCTTTTCATTCTTATCATTCTTATCATTCTTGTTTATATTGTGCCCCTGCCTTGCCCCTCGTTCGTACTTCGTAATTCCTTCATCGTGCCCTTCGCTGTGCCCTTCATAGTTTTTCGGGTCTTGGTAAAGGTCGTAGTTGACGATGGTTACAAGTATTCCATGAGTGCCCTTCGTTGTGCCTATCATTGATTCCCTTCGTTCGTCCTTCGTAGTTCCTTCGTAGGGAAATCGTAGCCAGTCCAAAACACTTCTAATCTGCTTGTAAGACGGGGTTTCTTTCCTGTAGCCAACCATGTACGACATAGCTTCTTGTATTTCAGGGATGGAAGTGAACAACTGCCCCCTTTTTAACCCTTTGTATTCCTTGTGCTGTGCATTAGTTAGGAGGTATATCCAAACTTTAAGATACAGAGGGGGCTTAGCCATTATTTCGCTTTCAAGTAGTTTTCTGCTTAGTAGAATGTATCCGTTTGGGATTGTTGGTTGATTCAACTATACCCCTCCACCCTATGCCTTTCTCTGTGGCAACCAACGCACAAAGTTACTCCGTTGCTTAAGGCAAGCCGTAACTCGGGATGATCCGCAAACGCCTTCACATGGTGTGCATTCAAGGTGCCACCCCTTACTCCACAAGTCTGGCAGGTGTAACCATCTCTCTGGAACACATCATCCCGCCACTTTTTGTATTCAGGAGAATTTCTTTGTTGTCGTGGTTCCCTTTCCCATGGTGGAATAGGATTTCTCCCCCACCAAAGTTTGATTTCACCATTAGGGTCAATGCCCGCATTAATTGAATCGATACTCATGCCTGCCAAATCTAAATATTGGCGAGATGTTACCTTGCCTTGCTTAAATGAACAATCTAAACACAAGTGGTAGTCATTACCGCCATTATGGTGGGGGTGGCATTCTTCTATTTCTGTTTCGCAAACGTTGCACTCATAAATATAAAAGTCTACTAACAGGTCGCCATTTTTTATCTTTGCGATTTTCTTTAACATAACACCACCTCACAACCTCAACTCTTTCGCAAGTTTTTTGATGGCCTGCTCGTACTCTTCTGCAGTAAGTTTACCAGCCCTAAGTTCGGATTTTAGCCGTTCATACTCATGCCATCCGCTCATACCCGATTACCTCTCTGTACATCTTCCCGATTTTTTCGTATTCTTCCAGGCTATACAGATGGATTGGCTTTTTAAAAGGTTCGTAGCCCAGCGTACCGATAGCCTTAACGATGAATTCTTGCTGTGTTTTGTTGGCTCTTTGATGATTCGGGATCATTGTTTTTCGCAAGTTAATCCCCCCTATAGATGTTCTCTGGAGTGCACCTTGTACAACCAGTTGAACATTGTGACCAAAAATTTTATGGTTACTCTAAATCAGCCTGGGGTTTGAAGTAGTAATGTCCCCCAGCGTCGTACCGTTCCAAAAGCCAGTTCCACATCCATGAAGTTTGAAGGGTGTTGATGATAGACTCGTTACCACTCCAACCTAGGGTGTGATACTCCCAAACGTCAATGATTTCACCTCGCACTTCTACCTTCCTAGGCCCACAGGAATCACGATAAAAGTTTTCTTCCAAAGCTGCGTAAAAGACTTTATGGGCCATAATCACGTCTTCATCTGCTAAAACTTCTTCCAGGCGTTCTAACGATTCTTCTGTGGGGCATCCATTTTGATCCCATTCAATAACCTTCATGACTTGAACCTCCTTGGGTGGGGAAGTTGAATCCCCACATCAGTTAACTAGCCTTCTTCTTGGCCCAAAGCCTAGTCATAGTTACCTTTTTGCGCTTGTTGAACCACTTGGTGTTTTGCTTGTTGAAGTTAGCGGTTTTGTCTTCTATGGGTTTTGGTTGAGTAGTGATTCCCTGGCGCATTGCCTTCTTGGTTTCCCTTTCGACCTTCATTCTGGCCTGCTTGTTCTGCTCCAGACGTTCTTGCCTGACTAATCTCCTACGCTCTTTTCGACCTTGGTTCTTTTTCAATTAATCCACCTCCGAATGTTTTATTCAAACCAAATCCTCTTTGTAATTCCAAACCGTTTCATGTGCTTTCTAAGTTCTGTCGGGTACATCTCCAGGAAATCAGCCGCCATCGTGACTTTGCCTGTTCGGTTGAGTTCGTTCGTAATGGTCTCCCGCAAAGGCTTATCGTGTTTTATTTCCAGTAATACCTGTTTCGGTGGACGCTTGTCCATGCACTCTCGATTGCAGTAATACTTTCTTGGGCGATTCGACTGGCGTTTTAGTTCAGAACCGCAAGTGTAGCAAAACCCGGTTGCCTTCAACCCGTTCCAGCCTGCCATTACTCGTCACCTTTCCGTTTTTTATTTTCGAAATCGTGCATATTTTGGTATGGAGAGGACATACTATGTAATAATGGGAGAAGTACGCCCTCTCGCTAGTTAAAAAACATTTTTTTGTGGTATAATAACCACGGAAGTTTTTGTTATGAGCCCCTAATCAGTTGCACCTGGTGGGGGCTTTACCATGTTCTGAAGATTCGTTGCCACAGGTTGGCGGTTCGCGCCCGTTGGTGTAGTTCCCGGTAATTTTGTGACCACCGTTCTCTGCTCTCTTGCCAAACCTTTGCTTCGCGTTTTAGCCTTATGTTTTCTCTATCCAGACTACGAATCGCATCGTCATCCTCAATCGCCATACGAACAAGGCTTCTAATCCAGCTGGACTTAATCTCCGCAAAAGTCAAGCCTCGTTGGCGTTGTCTCTCAATCCAGCGCAATGTCCTGACAGTGTCGGGTGCATAGACTATGCGGTCATCGTTAACCTCCGATGGGAAAAACTCCTCAAATTGTTTAAGCCACCTGCGGACCGTGGTCCTTGGTATTCCTGACTTTTGCGATAACTCCATGACGCTCAAGTATTCCATGATTTCCGGTGTCATTCCTTAGCCCCCTCATTAATTAATCCGAACACTGTTTCAGCTAACCTTTTATCAGACATTTTCCCCTCAAACCATTTGTAGGCCACTTCCTCAACTTTCTTGTTCTTACCCAGTTTAAGTTGTCGCTTTTTTATCTGCCTGTTCTCAAAAGCTTCAAAACCTGCTACCCGTTCAAACCCCGACAAATCAACAAGACGTGGCCCCATTGGCGGTTGGTTATGGGTTGTCGTTTTCAACTGTTCCAACAATTCGTTGCACCTCTCATTCATCTGTAGTTCTAACTCCCCAATCTTGCCCATTTCCTTCTCGAAATCGTTATGAACAACCACCTTGCGAAGTGTCTCGTATGCGACATCTTGTAATTCTTCTTTGGTTGCACCAAGTTTACACTCTACTCGAACATCAACTTCAACGCCATTGACGAAAAGCTCTACCCACTTCAGTTGCACGTCACCAGTGAATTTGTCTGTCATGATATCTCCTTTGCATAGTTTGTTGAGCCTCGGGGCTTGCTTCAATGATTTCGGCTAGGAAGATCATGAATGGCTCTCGCAAACCATCTGGGAATCTGCGTACTGCCCCGGGAGGGGGGTGTGTATCCTTCCCCTTCACAATAGACCTAGCTTCTTAGCACGGCACTGTATTGCCTGTGTACTCCTGCCTAGCGCACGATCTATGTCCCTGTTGAGCATCTCATTATAAAATTTGCATAGAAATTCATCATCCTTTAGGGTCCAGCGCTTGTGGTACTTAGCTGTTGGCAGCTGGTCAGCATCAACCATTTTCGGTCACCTCCGGCAACTTAATCACTGTGTAAGGGTACAACGTGTCGTTCTTTAACCCATTAGCTTGTCCCACTTTGAGGCATACCTCATCCCAATCGCAACCCTTGTAATACTCCACGTAAATGCTCCAAATGGTGTCGCCAGGCATTACTTGATGGGTTGTGGGGCGGGGTGTCTCAACCCCGCTTGCCTCCACAACAATCATCGCCTCTAAGTCTACCGTGCAAAGACGATATACTTTAGGGACCGTATATATCGCCATACCAATGAGCACAATGGCGATCACCATGACCTGGATAACAAAGAACGCATCTGATAGGGTCTTAGCTAACATCGATTGCCGTTTCATCCTTATCCCAGTCCTCCCCAAATATACTCTGCAAGTACTCGTCATGTGCATTAAAAGGTCCCGATTCCATACAATGCTCGCTGCAATATGGATTGTCTCTATTGTCCCAATAAGCATCTTCATCTAGGAGCTCACCACTACACTGAGCGCATATCACCCATTTCGATCTTGGGCATGGTGGTTCTAGGTGGATTCTTTCCAACCTGGTTAAAACGTCACTCATGGTTGCACCTCCATGGCTTTTAAAAATGGACTTGGTTTCATTTGCACCATTTCCCGCTTACCCCAAGGGTTCTGGCGTTCTTCGAAATAAGATAGGTGCAATGTCTCCTTGGCTCTAGTGACCGCCACGTAAAACAACCTGCGTTCCTCTTCGATGTCTCCCTTTTTGCTAGGGAATACATTCAGGTTGCACCCCGGGACGTACACATGAGCCCATTCTAGCCCCTTGGCAGCATGAACCGTAAGAATCTGCACGCCCTCTGGTTTCTCTTGCACAAGGCGCTCCTGAATGTCCTTAGTGCGTAGCCAACGAAGGAACGTGTATGGGTCGTAGGATTCACCTAAACCCACTTGCCTGCCAACCCAGCGTTCAATTGCCTCTCCTGCTCTCACTAGGTCTGCAATTCGGTTATGCAAACCTTGGGAATGGTAACGGTCTTCTAAACCCAGATTTTCAAGAACTTGTTCGAGCAGTATCCGCACGTCGCTATGCCAATCCTCTAAGACCAAAGAACTCAGAATATCCATTCGCTCTTCTAATAGCTCTGACAATGAAATCATTTGAACTGTAGAAGCCATCTCTGCTTGTTGGAGCTCCAGGTCAGTCATTCTTCTGTCAGGCCAGTTGATGATTTTTCGAAACGCTCTATCGTCTTTGGGATTGCAGATATAAGTCATGTAGTCAAAGATGCGCCTCACGTCCCAAGCATTTAAGGGATCTGCTTTGTTCGAAACAACATAGGTTTTTATGCCTATTTGTTCCAATGCCCGTTTGTAGTGATCAACTTGATAGTTTGTTCTGCAAAGAATTGCGACGTCTTCCGGTATGGTTCCATCAAACTCCACTCGACACTGGATGCCCTGGGCGATTTCTGTCGCTTCGTGACTCTCGCATTGATAGCCAGTAAGCCACGCCTTTGGCCCCTCTTTATCCGTCCACAACTTCAGTGGGCTTTTGAATAGCGATTGTTCGATTACTTTGTTTGCAAGGTGCAAGATTGGCTTTGTGGAACGATAGTTACGCTCCATCTTCACAACTTCGGTGTCTGAATTGCACTCTTCAAAGGTTAGGATGTTATCAATCTTAGCCCCACGCCAGCCATAGATCGCCTGCGCTGGGTCTCCAACTACGAACAGATATTGCGGGTTGATAAGATTGACGATCTGTTCCTGTCTGCTATCACTGTCTTGATACTCATCTACGAAAATATGCGTGTATCGATTCTGCAATTCACTTGCTATGTCTGGATGTTCTATCAATAAGCGAACTGATTCTGCCAAAAGGCCATCAAGATCGAGTGCATTATTTCGGCGTAACCTGTGCTTGTATTCCCTGACCACCTGGCCCTCGAAATGGCTTCTTGGTTCATTCCAGGGGTCTAGAGTTGGCTTCACTTTTCCGCTCAGCAGGAGATCTTGAATCACACTTTCTATCAAAGCATCTCGATCTTCCGTGTCGTAAACGGAGAAGGTTGTTTCAATGCCAATTCGGTTCCCATATGTTCTAAGAACTCGAACGCAGAAGGAGTGAAATGTCCCTGTCGTTAAGTTTTTTGCCAACGAATCACCAAGAATCTTGCCCACCCGTTCTTTCATTTCAGTAGCAGCTAGTCTGGTGAAGGTAAGGGCCAGTTGGTTACTGGTCCCTACCCTCTCATTCAGTTGCAGATGAGCAATTCTAGTGGTTAGAACACTCGTTTTACCACTACCTGCCCCAGCCATTACCAAGACCCGATTCTTGTCGGTAGTGACTGCCTGCCGTTGGGCCTCATTCAATTTGCTGATTAGGTTATCAAGGTCCTTCATGACGCTACCACCTCAACGTCCGTTCCAAGCACCCTAACGTTCCAGCCTTCTAGCTCTGTGATAGGAAGCACGCCAGCGATTAAAACGTTGTCTAACTGCTCTGCGTGATAAAGCTTTTTAAGTCCCTCTAAGGTAGCTTTGAAGTTCTCCTCGTCCAAGGACTGAAACTCGTCAATGATCAAGGCCCTAACCTTCGCATCGCCGCCCTGCAATAGAGCTGCCAGCACTGCCAAGAGTACCATTAGGCGCTCCCCAGTAGATAACGAATCGAATCCCACGAATACCCCACTCTTAACCCAGCCAAAGTCAAAAATTTCTCGGCCCCTGTCGTTCTCTGTGCGAAACTGGAACGGATGCGGAATGCCCAGGATGTTGAAGTTCCCTTGGATGGTCTCTCGAAGTGGTTCAAGTCCACCTTTAAGCAACTCGCCCTGCACACCCTTGGGGCCAAGCGCTTCGGCAATAGATGCACAAGCGCTCCACCTGTATTCAGCATCTTTGTTATCAAGCATGGATGCCTGCATGTTCATGAGTGTGGCTCTTTGCGTTTCTTGGGCCGAAATCTTTCCAGCCATCTCGGTGATCTGACCCTGTAAGCCCTTGGACTGCAGTTCTAGGACTTCCAAATCGGGAACTGGAGTAACCGATTCTTTTAGCAGACGTTCCAGCTCTGTCTTTTGAACATTGAGTTGGTCAGCTCTTTGTTTTGCTCTGTTATCAAGGTCCATTTTTTCCCGTTCGAGATTGTTGATTCTTTTGTTTATGTCAGCGTTATTTGCTTGAGCTTGTTGAGCACTAGTGAGTAGACTTTTCTTGTCGCCGTTGAGGTTCCTGATCTCATTTTCTATGCACTCAACTTCTTTTGCTTGTTCTTCTTCCTGCTCGGTCAACGTTTGGATAACTCCTTGTATCGACTTCCTTTGCTCCTTGATGTGGCTTAGGAATGGAGTGAAATCCTTGGGACACGCAACCATTTTTGAAATCACACAAAGCCCTCCAGCTTCGGTAGCCATCTCCGCCGATCTAGTGAGTGTATCCAATCTGGTCTCTTCCCTTGCCTTAGACTGCCTGGTCTGGCTTAATGTCTGTTCAGCAAGCTTCCGGCGAGTATTGGCGTCTTCAATTTGGCTGTCAAGGTTCGTTGTATCTAGATTTACATCAACAATCAGTTTTCGCAGGTTATCCATTTGCGTATCTAGATGGGCAGTATCAACTGGACCCAAGTTCTTTTCAAGTTCTGCTATTTTGGCTTCACGTTCGCTAATTCTGGTTTTCCTGTTTTCGAACGTTTTTTTAACCTCTTGCCCACGAGATAGTTCTTTCTCCACCTCAATTAGCTCACTGCGTAGGGATTCAAGGGCTTCTTTGTTAGCAGCTATGTCACGGTCTGTTGCTTCCATCTGATTCTTTAGGTCTGCCAACTGCCGAACAGCCCCAGCAGCATCCTTTTTCTTAGCGTTCCAAACGGACTGTTGTTCTTTGGCCCATTCAAGCATGGCGAGAACGCCTTCTTCAACTGTGAGGCCATCCACCCATATAGCCAAGGCATCAGTAGTAATCTTCTCTGCGATGGCGTAGGCATCTGGGTTATTAGTCTCTAGCTCCTGAGTTAGCACTGCATTTGTAATCCAGTTGGCTACATCTTCCTTTGTCCAGTCATCTGTGTCCTCTACAAATTGGTATAAATATTCACGTTTCTTCGCCGGGCTCATGGCTTCGAACTCTGCGAAGTCAAGGTGAATAGAGAAGTTACCTAACTCTTGGGCGATCCTGTTTTTGCGTGCTGTTTCAGTCGATTCTCCCTTGCTAGGGGTAACGCTTAGTGATTCTTTAATAGAGACCTTTGTTTCTCCGGTTGACCGGCTATACGTTTCGTTTCGAGTAAATGTGCGCATGAAGTTAAAGCCATTATCCAAAGTCAAACCAACGGACATTTCATCACCTGCAGAAACCTTCATAGTTTCCTCAGCTCTCTTTTGACGACCCGGGATATAACCAAGCATCGCAAGGGACAGACCCTCTGGTCTAGATGATTTGCCCGCTCCATTGGGACCAACGAACATATCCAAGCCACTCAACTGCTCCACGACGTTCTGGCCCTTATAGCCATTCAAGTGTAGGGAAGTAATCTTAGCCATCTAGAACAACCCCTCTCTCTGCTCTTCTAGTTCAGAACGAATATCTTCGGGTTCTCCCTCAATTGAAGCTTGAACTTCAATTTCATCTACTTGGTCAGAAGCATCTATCGCTTCCACTACCATGCCGTCAATCCTCACTTCTTCTCCCGCATCTGCTGCCAGCGCTATCCGTTCCAGTTCTTTGGCGTCGTGGTCATGTTGCCAACCTATGACGGCTACTTGGGCAACCTTGCTCCCATCTCCCCCTTGGATTCGCATCATTTGGAGGGCGAGTGCAGGATGATGTTTTAATACGTTTCTCTCCGCTACAGTTTGAGCTTTGCGTTCGCCGAACTTCTTAGTTTGCACCCATGTACCGATAGCCTTTAAAACCTCTTCGTGATTGGTGTTGGCCCAAACCCCGAATTGGCCTTCGATGGGAGTGAACATACCAGTTTTCTTCTCTTCTTCACTCAACTGGTCCCTGAAGCAGAAACGTCCTGCCGCCTTGTTGTATCGGATTTTTTTCTGCAAATCTTCTAGGAAATAGATGCCGAAATCGTAGAACATGGTGGTACTGGATACGGCGATAGAGCCAATGGGTGAATATCCTACGGCAATCTTTTTGACCCAAACCCCCTTTTGGGTTCCTGATTCGGGGTCAATGATTGGATAGGGGTTCGCTACATCTATGGTTCCCATACCATTTGGGGCAGGAACCTTTATGCTATCTGGCGTCAAAATGGCCAGGCTGGCTATCTGGTTGGCCCGGTAGTAACCCTTGGCGCTAATGGTCAGCTGTCCTTCGACCTTCACCAACTCCCCCTGGTCCTCTCTTAGGTTGATAATGGCCCTAACAGATCGTATCTGCCCTGTCGGTGTCCTTTTAATCCAAACTTGCGAATCGCCTAACTCCGCCAATTGATCTTCGTTTTTCCTAGCAACCTCGTTGCTCACTTAAATCCCCCTCTTGAAGTCCAAACCACTTCGTGGTATTATGGACTTAGTGTTTTTGCTTGCCCCTTGCCTGTGCGAAAGGCGGGGGCTTTTTTAATAGTAAGTGCCATTCATCAGGTAGTGAAGAGTTTGCGTTTCAAATTCCACAACAATGCACCCTATCTGATGATTGTAGCTAACCGCCACCGGCCAACCCAACTTCTCGGCTTGCTCATCACTCATTTTATTAATAATCCTTTTGTGCGTATCCAAAAAGACTTTCTGCTGCTTTAGTGTGAGCGACTCAAACCCAGCAGTTGGTTTTTCCGGCTGTGGTAGTATTATTTGGTCAATGTACATGACGTCACCGTCCGTAACGTCTATTTCAATCTTCCCTTCAGAAACAATTGTGTGCTCCTCTTTACTCCCTGACACAAAATCAATTGTGCAGTCCGTCAGATTGCGAATCGTTAGTTTTAACATTTAGTCCACCTCTCGTTTCGTTTGGGTCTTGCTCATTTTTCCGGTCTTACCTCAAGCGGAGTCTTCTCACCCTCCCAAAGGAAAAACCCCTGCGTTGCATATCTTGCCATTCGTTTTGCCCTGTGGGCAGGAATGCCCAATGCCACTAAGCTGCGATAAATAGGCCAATAGCCCTTTTGTTCCTTGCAGATTTTCCTCGCTTCTTCTTTCACACTACTTCCTCCTTACTGCCTCCATCAGCTAACCAAGCTTCAATTTGTGATTTAATAAATCTTGTTTTCGAGCCAACCTTCACATATGGAATCTGACCACTATTCACCATGCTATAAACCATTGATCTAGAAACTTCGAGTATCTGGGCCATATCTGGCACAGTCAATACATCCTTCTCCACATTCAATTGTACATTCGTCTGCACACAGCCACCCCCTTTTGTTCATTACGTTGTACAACGTGAGTAAAAAAATATACACATGGGTAGAATCCGCTCTAGAAAGCATCCCCTTCCTTTCTGTCCGCTTTGTTGTACATTGTCAATTGTATTGTACAGCGCTTCCATTTTTTTGTCAACCCCTTTTTGTGCAATTTATTTGTTTTTTGTTGTCTTATGTCCACCAGAGTGTTATAATGCCTGTGATAGGGGGTGATAAACTTGGATAGCGAAAGCATCGCCAAACTTGCCCAAATCGTTGACAATTACATGGGTGATCGAGACATGACTGTAAGAGATTTTGCCAAGAAAGCGGGGGTGTCTTCGTCACACGTGCAAAATATTAAGAAGGGCAACTTTAAGGACCTTCAAATTAGCACGTTGACCAAAATAGCGGAGGCGATGGGATTTGACTTTGTGGAATTGGTATTGCGGATCGGCTTGGCAGATAAGCCACGCGACATTTTTTCTGCAGATGAATTATCTAGGGTTGCGCCGAAGCCATATAAGGAGATACTGGAAAAGCATGGAGACCTCGTTATTCGCATTGCTGAAAAAGTTGCACTCTCGGACATAAGCCCGAAACAGCTTGAAAAGATAGTAGATGCAATTGCCGAGATCAAATGGGGGAATTAGTAGGGTGGATGATTCTTTATTTTGCCCGATCTCTTGTTTATGGACAAGGAGGTTAGGAGAATTTGAAGGTTGAAAGGCGTACCCTTAACGCATTTGTGCTAGAAGTCTATGACCTCAGAAACCAAATTATCTACCTAAACGAAAGGGGCAACCATGAGAGGAACAATTCAATTACGCTCGAAGTTGGACAAAAACAAGGTGGGGACTTACCGAATCGAAATATCTACCGGAAAGCAGCCAGATGGAACTTACGGCAGAATTCGGGAGACCTTCAGGGGAACGAAACAACAGGCTGAATTACGCAAAGCAGAACTCCTTATCAAACTCAATAAAAACGAATATATCCCCGATAGTAATATGACCTTCGGAGAACTCGCGGAACGATGGATAGAGAATGTGCGAGTTAACTTGGCGCCAAATACCCACAGGTTTTATAAGGACATTCTGGATCCGTATATTCTGCCTGAAATCAAAGATCTTCCTGTTTCAAAGTTGAATTCAGTCGCAATCAGGACGCTAATAAACAAGATGAAGAATAGGAAAACAAAGCGGGATACTGATTTATCTAACGCCACCATCGGTCATATCCGATCCACACTATCAGCTTGTTTACAGTACGCAGTAGATGAACTTGAACTACTTGAGGATAATCCTTGTGCTAGTGTGAGGATCAAAGGCTCCTCTAAAATGCGTAAGATAAAATCGACCGATGTCTATAATGAAAACCAAGTACGCGCTTTCCTAGAAGCAGCAAAAGAAGAGTTGTACTTCATGTATTTTTTGATTGCAGTTAGCACAGGTATGAGGCAAAATGAGATTCTTGCCCTCCCCTGGGATAATGTGGACTTTCGCAAAGGGAAAATAAAGGTTGAGATGGCGATAAAACAAAATACGAAGGATGGGATCATTGTGGGAGATCCCAAAACGCAAACTGGACATCGCAGTATCGCCATTGACCGAGCTTTAGTCAGGGAACTCAGGAAGCATAAGATGAAGCAAAACGAGCAGAAGTTAAAGATGGGGCCTGCTTACACAGAGCAAAACCTAGTCATTGCAAATGAACTAGGCAAAGTAGTAAACAGTGGTCAGTTGAGAAAAGTAATGAAACGCATTGCCGAAAAAGCAAAAGTGCCGTACATCCCTCCAAAGAATCTACGGCACACGCACGCTACGCTATTGCTATATTCGGGTGTTAATCCCAAAGTGGTTCAAGAACGTCTTGGTCATAGTGATATTATGATCACACTAAACGTCTACTCTGCTATGCTGCCAATTATGCAAGCGGAAGCCGCTGAAAAATTCGGAGAATTACTTCAATGA